ATAGGCTCACTCGTGCTGCCCTCGGCGTTGGTACACAGCCACACGCCGTTGCCGTGGCTTACCTGGTCATAATAGCCGTAGCTCACGCCCTTCTGCCACTCGCCTCTGTAGTTCACCATGTGCATGGTGTCACCGCTTGGAGATACCCATTCAAATAGATTGCTGTAGAATCTCGACCCGTCAGGTGAAAGGACGAACACTTCCTTGCCCTCGTGTGTATATCTGTCCACACCCTTGAAGCCTACGATGCGAGGTGTGTTCTCGCCAGTACTCTCCAGTATCAGCACACCTTTTCTGCTGTCGTCGTCTACAAATTGTCCTCCAATAGAAACAGCTCTGTGTCCGTCAAGCACAATAGTATCTCCTGCTTCAGGAATACCACCTATCTCTGCCGTTGCAAACTCCTCAGTCATCGAGTCTAACGACAAAGAGTGCTTGCCGATTACTATCCACGAGAACATCTGCCCGCCATACAGCTCGTTGCCATATCCGTCATATATCTTCTCGTTCACACTCGATGCGCCGTGCTCAGGGATTGTTCGCCAGTAGCTCTTGTTGCTTGCGTTCGTGGTTCCAGTAGCCAGCGTTCCGATGGTCTTGCACCTCACTTGGTCGCCCTCTCTCCACAGGTTCTCTGTAGCCGTAGTTCCATCGTCCGCCAAGAGATAACAGAGCCAGCCTTCGCATTTTTTATCTACAGAGGTCTCTATCCATTCACTACTCTCACTTTCCCATATTACAGGCACAACCTTCACTATCTTGCTTCCTGCGCCCGAAAGGTACACATTACCGCCTGCATACGATAGCTTCCTTACCTCCAGTTGGTTAAAGATAGCCTTTCCCCAAATAGTGAGGTTCGTAACGAAGGCGTGGTATTTTCCGTTTTCCTTCTTAACAGCGAAACCCTGCTCTGCTTCGTTGTCGTAGTCGATAGACTGCAACGACTCCAATATAGAGTGACCAATCTCGTCTATCAAGGCTCCTCCTTCTCCGAAGTAAGCACCTTTATTCAGTTTCGCCAAGCCGTCACTCACAAGCCCTTTCATGAATGTGATCACTCCCTGCGCAACGTCGTCCTTTAGCTTCGACAGAAAGTGTTTTGAAGCTTCATTGATTGTCGAGTCGGTTATCTGCTTTGATGTCTCGCTACTTACCTTTCCGTTTCCTGCCTCAAGGGATGAAATCTGCTGCTTTATCTTAGCCATCGTTCCGACTTCTACGTCGTTCCTCAGAGTTACTTCATAGGTCGGTATGCCTCCTTCGTTTTCTCTTATAACGAGCTGGTCGATGGTCACCTTGCCTCCTATGTGTAAGTCGTCATCATCAAACTCCATGATGTCGCCTGCCTTCAGCGTGTCGTGAAGGCTCTTGATGGTTCCGGTTTTATCTTCAGTCGCCTGGTCGTTTTGTCTGGCCATAAACACTTCGTCCACCTTGGGCTGGTACACATACCTTGTGTAGTCGTTCTTGTCTATGTAGGCAATGGCGTATTTCAGAAGCTTTAGCGACGCTGCGTTCACATAAGAGTCGGGTAGGGTGATACCTGTCAGCACAAAGTGATCTCCTTTTCTGATAGGATAGTCTTTGTATGGAAACCACAGCTCCAAGGCATCGTCCTTTACTCTCTGTATGGTTAGCCTCCATCTGCCGTTTTCTTTTACCGATGATGCCACCTTAAAGGTTCTTCCTCCACACATGCCATCCTTCATGGCAATAGAGAAATCACTGTCCTTCAGGTCGTTGATATCGAAGTCGATAGACGGATTCAGGTAGATGTCAACATTGTTTACGGTTTGTCCGTCTTCAAACCTTCCGTTGTCACCTGGTGCAACGCCCTCGTCAATCTCATCAACACGCACGCCACCGATAACCATTTCTTCGATTGTAGGGTATATCTCTACGATACCGTTGGTCTTGTCATCGTTATCAAAATATTGCGATGCGGAACGCAGACCAATCTGCTGTATGTTCACAGAGTCAATATAGGGCCTGTATGGATTGGTCGAAAAGATATGTTCCTTGCCCGTTGGGTTTACATATTCCTTATCAGCCTTACTCAGCGAGTTGTAGTAGTCGTTAAGTGAAACATGGGGGAACCCTGGCAACATCAGCCTGTTGATAGACATGTTGTTAGGAAGATTTTGCGCATACTCCTTCATTGACGATGGCACCGCCTTAGTATTCAGACCGCCAGTTATATACAACTTTCTGTTTCCTGCGTTTACCTGTGCGATAAACCTGTCAAGATTTTCTTTTGACGGCTCGTCTCCGTTGTCTTCCATGTTGTTCTTCACTTCCGAGTATAACATTACGGCCTGACCGCTGCTCAAAGCTGTCACAACACAGGTGATGACCGTCTGAAAGTCAAACGTCACCCTCAGGACGTATCCGTACGTCTGTTCTTTACCAGTCCCGTCATTAGGTACGAAAACTCTTGGGATTGTGAAATAATTGTCAATGTACTCCATGTCGATATACACTGACAGATAGCTTGTTGCCGTGTTCACCTCTGTGATGTTACAGAAGTACTTTACGCCGAGGTCTGCGTAGTAGTGAGACGGGAGGTTCTTTTCAGAACCGTAAGCTCTTAACCTTGTCACGATTTGCTGTTCTGAGTCTGCATTTTGGATCAACTCACTCAACCCTTTTCCAAGCCCGTACTTGAAGATATTTTTTGCGAGCACTCCTGCTGTTCCAACGTACACGTTTCGACCTCTTACAATGAAGTTTACGTCCCACTCGCTGTTTACTAAGGCCAAGGCTTCCCAACAGGTCTTTCCGTCAACAGTGATAGACTTGGATTCGATAACGTTCTTAGACGTTCCTTCTCCATAAGCATTCGTCCAGTCTGCATCTGAACAGCCTCTCTGCAAAGACCTTTTCTTGTTGCGTGAGTACACTTTCCACACACCCTTGCCGATCTGTTCGTCAAGGTTGGCTTGTATTCTGTCGAGAAGGTCGTCAAGTGTCTCTACGTAGAACGAAAACTTCGGCAGGGCAGTATAATGCAGTTCGTTGTCGTTCAGAACCACGTCGAGAAACTCCGATCTCGACAACTCGTCCTGCAACGCATTGAACTTTACGCTGTCATATACGAATCCTTCTCCGTATGTGTTTAGCCTTGCTTTTTTGTCTTTTCCTGGTTCATAGTTCAACTCGAAGCGCTCTCCTCTGTATATGATGTAGTCGCCTATCTTGAAGTTGATTGGAGCGTTGTTTTTGAAGTCAACGGTAAGGAAGCAGTCTCCCATCCATTTGTCCGAGTACTGCAATCCGTGAACGACAACCTCGTCATCGTTCACGTCCGTAAGCTTTGTTCCGTCCTTATGATATATGTTCCACCTACTCATGTCTGTATTAGGTTAAGTTCGTTATGTTTCCATCTGCACCCATCACCGGCTTAATGTCTGTCACGGGGTCATTAAACTTAAAGGTAACACTCATCACCAATAAGTCTTCATTCTCTGGGTCCCTGTACAGCACAGGGTCTATGCTTTTCAGCCTCACGTGCTGCCTGCCAATCTTATTGAAGTCGCAGTACATCTTCATCATACCTGTTGTTCGGAGATAATTCACAAAGCTCCTGCATTTCTCGTTCGCCCCATATACTTCTCCCTTAAACAGGAACTTTACTTTATTCTCGTAAGATGCCATGTACAGGCCGTCTTTACCTATATATTCATCGTCTCCGTGCTCGTCATACCAGCTCCTCTTTACAGGTTCTTTCACTGCGTCGCATGGTTTGAACGGGCTCTCGCTTACGTACATACCGAAATCGGTTATAGTGTCCATTACCTTGGCACCATCACCTTCTTTCTGCATATAAATTCTGAAATAATCTTTCATAACTCAAAATCAATTATCATGATGCAAATATACAATTTATTGTATAAATATACAAGTAAAATGAGGATATCAATGTATATTTATGCAATTAAGGGCGCGAATAACACTTCATCACGCCCTTAATCATTACATTATCTTACCTTGATAGACTTAACGCCGTTGATAACCATGTTGAAATTACTGCTATACTCATCGAATACGCGCTCTATTCGCTCTGCTGCTTCAGCGTTTCTTAGAGTGTTGGCAGATATGAAGTTCAACTGTGTTAGTTGCGACTTGGCTATCTCGTTCGATTCCGACATACATTTCACTTGCTCCTCTCTTATTACTGACACATCAAGTCTGATGCTATTGAGGTAACTGGCAATCAGGTCTCCTGTATCTTCCGTTATTCCTTTCACAGAATTTGTAAGAGAAGAACTGCTGTTGTCGCTCCATCCGTAGTACCGCTTGAGATAATCTCTTGATGCCTCTATCTGCTTTGTCACGTCAGCAAGGTCTTTGCCTATCTCGTTCATCTCTGTGTTGGTGTACTCGGACATTACTTTTCCCGTTGCTGTGTCAAGCTTCTTTTCTGTACCACCATTAGGGTCGCCATACTTCTTGGTCTTCTCTATCAGAGCTTTTATCTTCTCTCCATAAAGGTTCTCTATCATGGATTTCAAGATAACATTCCTTAGATTTTCCTCGAAATGGTCCACAAGGTTATCCGATGTGTTCGACATCGTGGCCATTGCGTCACCCCATGCGGAAACGAGGTCAGAGTACTTGTTGCCTGTCAGCTTCTCAGTCAGCGACTCTATCATATCCTCCGACTTCTCGCCGTACTCTATCAGTTTGTCAAGATAGGTCCTTGAGTCCTCATCAAGGTTGGCCCAAAGCTCCGCGTAGTCCTTCTTTATCTGCTGAAGCACCTTGTAGTCTATATCCAGAATATCAGTCATGTTGTCAAACTTCACGCCGTATCTCTTGGATATTTCAGGTGCGGCTTGCTTCCACCCGTGCTTCTTCCAGTCTCTCACCTTGATAGAGTGGCTTCCTGCCGAAGCACCAGAGTTAAAGTTCTTTAGCGCGATCACCTTCGTCTGTTTTATTTCAGACTCCAGCATCTCCTGGGCTTCCTTCGAGGCATTGGCGGCTTCTGTACCCCAATGGATATTCATATACTCAGTCTTCTTGGAGATGAGAGAATCCCAGATGGAGGTGAGGTTTTCGTACTCAGCTTTCGCCTTGTTGTAGCTACTGTAGTCTGCGCCGAATGCCTTGATGAGCGAACCGCCAATACTCAACGCTGCGGAAGCGGCTGCTGCGTATGGACCAGCCCCCTCTAGGAATCCAAGACCCTTCATTTTACTTAGGGTATCAAAGGCTCCAGCTGTGCTTGCCGCCGAAGAGAATGCACCTGATGCTCCACCAACAATTTGACCAAGGATTGAATCCTCTTCGCCCATAGCCTTAAACAGATTGATTACCGGGTCAAGGACAGTATTGAGTGCCTGCATCTTCGTCGCAAGTTCAGAGATTGCTTTAGACGAGTCGGCGTACGCTGACTGCTGATCATTCTTCAGACTCGCCTTTGTTCTTACGCCGCCTGCGATACCAAGTCTCGAAGCCTCCTCCTTGCTGACGAATATCTTCGCAGTATCATCCATACCGCCAAGGCGCTCATTTATGAACTTCCCGATAGCCTTACCGCGATTCACTCCTCCGAAGATGAAGTCGAACGGGTTTCTGCTGATTTGCTCATTTCTGAGCTTATCCAAGGCGTCCCTCAACTGCTTGATAGATTCTACAGACAGACCGGTAGTCATTGAGAACTGGTCTATCTTCTCAATCATCGAGTCGATAGTGGCGGAAGACACTCTGTCAAGGTCATCAAAGATGGTAACCCAGTCAGACTCTTGTTTGAACTGCTCAAACTGAAGCTTCGCCACATTCTCATTGTGTGTCTTTGTGGCACCAGCCTTGGCTCTGTCTCTCATCTGTGGGTCTTCTATTCCCTTGATGAGTTCAAGCTGTCTCTCGTATTTGCGGTTTTCATCCTCAATTTGCTGGGCGATGGTTGCATTCTTTTCAATCAGACTAGCCATCAGGTCGATGGTCTCCTTCTTGATCTTGTTATTCTCATCTTCCAGCTTCTTGCGGATATCGTAAACACGAGTCTCCTCGCCATACTTATCCTTGACATTTTCAAGACTCATTCCCTTAACCTCGTCCGTAGTCAAGTTAAGGCCGGACTGAACGTTGTCGTGCTTTACCGCAATATCGAGCTGCTCCTCCAGGAACCTCTTGTATGTATCAAACTGAACAGTTCCTCCGAAAGCTATGTTTTCTGAACCCTTCTTGTTTCCTGTCAGCTCATATATCTTCTTGTATGTCTCATACTGCTCGGATATAGTTTCAAGTTGCTTATTGAGTACATTCAGTTCGTCTCTGCGCTGGTCTTCGAGAAGTTTTCTGTTTTCAGTTTGAATGCCAGCCTTCTCGTTTGCAGCATAGTCCAATCTGTCCTTTGTTGTCGCAGGGAGAGTCCTCAAGAGCTCCTTGATGGAAGTCTCGTAGTTGGTGTAGTCGGAGATAGGGAACCTCTTCTTGTCACCAAATATAGCCTCAAACTCTCCGTCGTTTGCTAGTTGACCGAGAGCACCCTCACCGTAGAGTTCCTTGAACTTCTTGATTTCGGCATACATCTTCTTGTATAAGTCGATGCGCTTCCTCAAATCTTCAAGAGCCTTATCTGTCTGAGCGCCTGTTGACCTACGGCCACCGGTTTTCTTGTTTTTCTTCTTGTCGTCACCAGTAAACCATTCGCCCCAGTTATCATGATAAGCCTGCATCTTAAGTTCGTACTCCTTCTGCTTCTGTGTAAACTCATCGAGAGAAAGATTGCCCAGCGCAAGCATCTTCTTTCTGGTGTTGAGTTCCTTTTTGGCAGCAGTAATGTCCGACTCTGCGTTGCTCTTTGCTTTATCGTAGTCGTCTCCGGCATCCTTTCCCCAACTCTTGACGTACTTGTTCTTCTCATGGTAGTCATAACCACTACCCTTAAGATTCTTTTCGAGCTGTTGAGTGAGGTCCGAGTCATCGTTCCTGAATACGAGATGAATGACAGCCTCGAATCTGTCTGCTGCAAGCATTCGCTTTAAGGCGTCTGATGCAAAAGGATAATCTTTTTTGACCTGTGCAGCTGCATCCTTCATCATGTTTGAAACCTGGACCTTCTCTGCATCTGTCAATTCCTGGTTGTTGCGAATCTTGTCACCAATCCAAGGAAACGAAGTGTTTACTGCGTTATCGAGAGCATCCTTGAATTTATTCTCGTAGAAGCCAGTCTCAACACCCATCGCATTAAGAACGTCAGCACGGAACTGATCAGAAACATCCTGGTTCCATCCCTGCTTTGCAAAGAATGACGAAAGAATCTGGTTAGCCTTACCCTGCAACTCCGGGCTGTTGCTAATATCTCCAAGCTCATTAATGAGATAATTGCGCATGGCTTTCACTTCATCCTTATACTTTTCCTCCCAGGAGTTGAAGCTAGCGAAGTCGGATTGGGTGGCATTAATCATATTCGCCTTTGCGGATGCTGAAGAGAATGCTTCTGCTATCTCCTTTGCAGAAGACAGCTTCTCGTCGAATCCCTTGTATGTACCCTCGTCCGAAAGAGATTTCTGAGTACTCTCCTCAACCTGCTTGAGAAGAATGAGCTGTTCTTTGAGATACTTAAGTCTGTCCTCATTCGATTTTTTTTCGAGAAGGCTCATAGTGAAAGCATTCTCCTTTTCAGGAGCAATCTCCTTAAGCTTTTCCTTATATGCGTCAATGAGGTTTTCTATCTCTTTCTCATCGCCGTCCTTAATGGCTTTATCTGCATCGTTATCGCGAAGGAACTCGCCGATCTGAGTGTACCTGTCTTTCAGTTCGTCAGCCGTAGTCTCCATATCCTGTTTCAGCTGCTGATGCTTCTGCCAGTAGTATGCAAAGATTGCAGATCCGGCAGATATAGCTATTCCTGGAAGACCACCAAGAAAACCGATGATAGAACTGAATACTGACTTCAAGCCTCCGAGAAGCAAGCCTCCTGCGGCTCCCCATTTGCTAGGGCTAACCAATCCCTTCAGAAATCCACTAAGTGAGATTCTGTTTACCTGACCCTCCTGTTTGGTGAGAGCCATACCTTGCTTGTACATCTCCTTGGTTATCTGACCGGTAACATACAAGCGTCTTAGTTCAGCTTTTGTTATCGCATTTGCCTTTGCGAGTGCCTGGATATCCTGAATTCGAATCTGATTTTTATACTGAAGAATCTGTTTCTCTACAGGAGTTATTTTCTCGCCACGCAAGAGCTTAAGTTCTGCTTCTTTCGCAATATTCCCCTTTGAGTTCAGTATTCTCTTTCCAATGCCGCCTTCCAGGATCTTAACTCCACGCATAAGAGCCGGCCCGGCGAATGCAGCAACCATAGCAGGACCCAAGACGTGAATCTGCTGCACGAGATTGGTGACAACATCAAGAATACCCTTGAAAGTTCCACCTATAATATTCTTGCCGTTAGCAAAGTCGGCAAGCATGATTTCCCAGGCATCTTTCAGCTTGTTATATCGTCCGAGCAAAGTCTCACTCAGAACCTGCTGCATGTTATAGAACTGACCGCCTGCATCTGTCATCTGCCAGAAGATAGACTTTACATCATCGAAGCTTACCTCTCTGTTAGAGATACGAGTTTTAATCTCTGATGTTGAGACATTTCGACCTTCCTGCTTAGAGTAGAACTCAGACAACTTTTCAAGCAGAGGAATACCTGCATAAGCAATCTGGCGAAGCTCCTTACCGTCGAGCCAACCGCGAGCCTGGACCTGGCCAAACGCCAAAGCGATACGGTCAAAACTAACACCAAGACCGGAAGACATATCAGCAAGCCTCTTGGTTGTGTCATAGAGCTGGTCGTACTCAACTCCATACGCAGCCAACTGCTTAACGTCTCGGTTCAACTCAGAGAACGTAAATGGCGAATTAAGAGCGAGTTCCTTAATCTGATTAAACATGGTGTTCGCATTCTGCATATCACCAAGGATGGACTGGAGAGCAATATGCTGCTTCTCCATCTCACCACCAGTAGTAATGATGCTCATAGCAAACTGCTGTGCGCCGAACACAAGACCTCCCTGCAAGAAAAGTGACTTCAAATCCTGTACGGTTGAATTCAGCTTTCCTGCATGACTGTTGGCTCTCTCGAAGCCGCGGACCAAATCAGACTGAACTCTTGCAGCCGTCTGAGCAATCTCCTGCTGACGCTTCCGTTCAAGCTCAACGCCTCTTTGAACCTCTTGGTTTACTGCCCTCTGGTCTTGAAGAACCCTCGAAGCTAATGTGGTATCGTGACCGCTTCCCATATTGCCAAGCGTACCGAGGCTGTTCTTCCAGTTCCCCGAATAGAGTTCTCCCCTGATATCTCTAAGGGTTCTCATTAAAGCAAGGAGTCTGTTAATCTCGCCTTCTGCCTTGCTTACATCTGCGCCGATAGAGATGCCTCTGCTGTATTCCGAACGAAGCTGGCGGACCTTATTGCCGAGAGAATCATACCGGCGCTCGGCATTCTTAATCTCCGCCTGACGCTGTTTCTCGACCGCAATATCTTCACGCTTCGCCTTAACAGCGTCTCTTACGGCCTGTGCTTCCTGCTTCGCTGAAGACTTTTCGAGATTAGAGTAATATTCAGACATTCTTTTCTGAATATCGTCCTGTCTCTGCTTCTGAGGAGTCTGACCTATCAAGTCTTTGACATTTGCCTGGCTGACACGGAGAGTATCGTAAACGTTCTGAAGAGCTGTTATTGTACCCATCAGTTTCTCCGCTTCAGCATTGGCTTCCTTCAAGCCCTGCTGTCCGAAGGAGATACCTTCCTTCGTACCGGTTCCGATTGCATTCTGATAAAGAGCGATATCTCCTCTGACCTTTCCAAGCCTCTCAAGCAATGTATCTATCTCTGCCTTGATATTCTTCAGACCCTGATCGTTCTTGAAAAACGGAGATATGCCTGCCTTCTCAGCAATCCTGTTCTTCTCTTCAACAAGCGTCATATAGCGCTTGATGTAGTCCGACATATTCTTTAACTCATCGTCCTGGGCTTTTTTTGCTGCGTTTCTCTGACGTTTTTGACGGTCATACTCTTCTGCTGCGACTCTCTCCTGCGCAATGACTTTTCCCTTCTCTCGCCCGTATGCCTGTGTTGCTGCGGTTGCTTTCGTCATTTCTACAGCAACATCGGAAAGAAGGTTCTTCATCTGTGCAGCATCAGTGAGGATTGATTTGTTACCAGATGCCGCCTGCAATCGGGCAAGTATCTTGTCAAGCTCGGTGATACTTCCACCAAGCATATTAGTATTGTAACCCTTCAAGGCACCCTCTGCCATGAGGTCTCGCATTTTGGCAAGCTTTTCAGTTACTCTTGATATATCAGCCTCAACCTTTGCAGCTCCACCCGAAAAGGCAGATAAAGGGTTTTCTTTTTTGAATTGATCGGTAATCTGCTTTACATCACGGAACGTCATTTGAAGAACCTTAGCGTAGTCTTGCAAAACGTTTGCATAGTCTACGCCGCCACCTCCGCCGCCTTGTGCTTTATTCTGTAATCTATAAAGCTGATTATTGACATTCTCAAGCATCAACTCTGCTTCCTTAAGCTTCGAGGTATCAACATTTGGGTTAAGTGAACGCAACTCCGAAATCTTACTGCGTTCTATGTTGATTCTCTGTAGCATATCGAGATAGGAGAGGGCGTTTTTTACCGCCATCTGCAAATCTTTAGCCTCATCGCTCTTGTCGTTTTTCTTGAGTTTGGAAATCCTTCTGTTTATCTCATTGAGAACATCGGCAAACTCTTTGGCTTTTTCTGCCTGCTCCTTGAACCCGGACTTCTTAGTTCCGAATCCCTGGAGGGCGCGAAGAAGCGCGTTCGCAGCATCATCCCCAGTCTTAAGCTTGTCAATGATTTTCTGCAACTCCTTGGAGGTATTATCCTTGACACCAAGTTGGAACCACAAGTCACCTAAATTTCCACCTGCCATATCCTGAATATTTTTAAGTTAAAGTTCATTGTTTAAGTAATCTATAAGATTTATATTCTTACCAACGAGGCTTCCCTTATTCTTCCTTTTCTCCATCCATCTGTCATAGAGGTCATCCATCTCCTTTAACGTATGCTTCTTCGGCCCGCTTTCCTTCTTGGTCTTAGGATAGACGACGAGAGGCTGGTCTGCCACCATGAGGTCGATCTGCGCCGATGAATAGCCCCACCAGTAGTCGTAGGCTGCGATGAAGTACTTACGCTGAAATAGGAAACCAAACTTCTCCGCTAACGAGAAGGCTGCTCCCCAGCTTGTTCTGCTTGGATAGCTTTTACTTCGCTCCTCGTCATCGTCATCATCACGTCCGTCATCCCTGTCGCTAATATGGTAGTCAGCGAGAATGCGTTCGATGGAATTTTTTTTTTAGAAACATCGAGAACTTTCAGTACCTCTACCACGTCTACGTCCTTGATGTAGTAGAGCCAACGCCAGTAGATCCAATACAGGAATCGAATCTTCCAGATGTTGTTGAGGAGAATGCAGACGCAAATCTTAACGTTGCGCTTCCATTCGTTCTTCTCCTTTATCTTGATATGGGTGCATCTTCTCATTGTTCCCTTTCTGAGCCATCCTATACGGTGTTTCTTACCACGGAACACTACTTCCGTCGGTGTGTCACCAATAACGCTGTCAAGCATCTCCTGCAAGTCCACCGAAGGCTGCTCTATTTTCTTTTCTTCTGCCATGATTGTATGATTTTTTAAACGAAGAAGGGCGGCACGGCTGTTATCATAAGCCTGCCGCCCAACGGTTGTTATCCTGAATCTAATTACCTATAGACTTCTCTTTAATTAGCCTCCAATACCAGGAGCTGGAGCCTTAGTAAGCCAAGCGATGCTGCGCATGCCTGCACCCTCGATAGAACCGGCGAACTTGAATGCAACTGGCTTTGAACCAGTGTCATCCCACTGCAACGTTGCATAGAGGGCGATGTTTGTCACAATCATAAGGTTCTCCTTCTCGTCGTCAACGATGACGATAGTACCCTTGATCTTGAACTTCTTTGGCTCAACTGCAACGCCGGCAAAACCGGTAGTAGCATCGAGTGTCGCGTCACCAGTACCCTTCAAGGTAACCTTGGTCAACTCTGTGATTGCATCCTCACCGAACATGATTTTCAACAAGTCCTTTGCCTTGGAAGGAACAACGAACTCTACGTTGAAGTCACCGAGTTCTGCGGTAGTTGCCCAGTCACCGGCAAGGCCGATAACCTTGTAGTGATTGATGGTCGGATCCTCCATGGTTGCCTTAAGAGAATCGACCTCCACAGGAAGCTCAATCTCTGGTGTGATGTCAACTGAAGCCTTGCTCAAGTCTGTGATAGCCTTTGAGTAGAGCAAAGTCTTAGGACCATTGAAAATGTCCTTCATCTTGTCAATAGTTGTCATAGCCATAATCTAAAATATTTTAAATTGTTATACCTGAATACTTATTTTGTTCTCAATCGTCCTTGTATGATGGTGACAGAGTAGCCGTCTCCGTCATCTGTCTGCATGGTTATCCTTGGATTTGTCACGATGATGTTTTTGGTGGAGATTGGAAATCTGTCCATAACAGATTTTACTTTATCGTCTACTTGGGATACATCGAGTGCGTTGGGATTGTCTGCCGAAGCCTTATCCTTTACGTACACTTCTATCTGTAGGGTGGTAGAGTAGTCGTTATACGCACCGTCAGAGTTCATCTCGTTGTTGTATATAGAAGATGGGAAGAAGATAACGATATAGCTGTTTATCTTCTTGTCAACAGCCTTTGGGCGGTTGCGTGGGAACACCCTGTCACATACGCCTTTCATGGCGTTGCCAACATCGAAGTATAATGTCTTAATACTTATCATATCGTTACTATTTTTCCTTCAAATATTCCAGGGAGTTCGTCTCTTAAGCCTGTAAGTACGTCGTGGTTCCGCTTGTTTTGTACAAACTTGGCGTATTCCATCGCTACAACAGCTACGATTGCGTATGTTCCGCTTGGATGCCTTTGTATCAAACTTCTGTGTGCCACACTGACACCGTCATTTCCGCCAGATCCATACTCTCCGCGATACGGTCTTGTCAGTTTTTTCCCGTCTTCTGTGAGATGTCTCGCAGGCTTACCGCTATAGTAGTATGTCAAATCGTAGAGTTCTCCTTTTGCAAGAGATTGTCTTGTCGGTGGCTCTAAACCTACGCTGCTCGCGTCTACTATGCGGTTTATCTTTCCGTTATGGTAAACTCCTACGGCAAAAGAATTTAGCAAGTTACCTGTTACGTCATGATAATCCTTGGTGCTTGCGTATCGCTCCACCATGTCATAAGCAACAAGTGATAGTTTTTCCAAAATGGCTTCCGTCGTTTTTCTTCCGATAACGTTTTTAGCCATAATCGCAAACTGATCTGCCAAACTCCCCATAGTCTAAACTCTTATATATTCCCAGTAAACCACAGTCCTGTTATTATCTGGTTCGCAGTCTTTTACGATGCCTACTTCTGTATTGTTGCCAATAGTTGCGTAAATGGTATCTCCGTCAAGAGGACATCTGCCAGCACCCCATTCGTCATATCTGACAGGAATCGATGCTTTCCTCTTGTTCTGGTCTACATATTTATCGCCTACAGTGGTAGTGTCCGTATAACTGCGGCCTTCACCGTTATAGAGAATGATTTCCTTGTCCTCTCCGACGGGAGCGTCATCATCGGCGAACGGATCATCAGGGTCGGCTTTTCCGACGACTTTCCTCACGATCTTGATGATGTGAGGGTATCTTTGGTTTCTGATGTTTTCCTTTTCCATACGCCTTATTTGATGATGTGAGGGAGAGGTTCTCCCAAAGGAGAATAATTCGCCCTCTTTACTCCGTGGGATGTCAACCGGAAGGTGGATTTTTTCTTGAGCATCGAGTCGGGCTCAAGCTTTTGGTAGATAGCATTAGCCTCCGCCTTCATTGCGCTGATATCATCGCCCGAAATCTCATATCCTCCTCCAGCGTGCGTCCAACCATTGTCGGAATCAGAGGTGTTGTTCACCTTGCTTGGGCCAAGACAAAACCACTTCAATGTATCGGCGTATGCTAAACTCAGCATGTCAGCATCACAGTCACACATCAGCGACTCCGGCTGTATGCTGCGGGTAAGCATGATTCCCAACATGGTCTTCTTTGGCACCTCAAACTTCACCCTGTTGATAAGGTAGTCGTATGCAGTGTAAACTTCCATCTCTGATTCCATAACCATACAATCTAATTACGTTAATAGTTCCAAGACCGAAATTAATCAGTCTTGGTAATGTCCATAATGCAATGGTCTGGGAAGTCGATGAGAGCTGGACAAGCAGAGAACATGATGTCTGTGTGCCACTCCATGTACTTACCGTTCGGAACCGTTGAGTTCATCAACAGACCGAGACCATCGTTGGTTGTACCGAACAAGGTAGTGATAGCCTTGTTGCCGGCATACTCAATCAGCTTTTTGTCGAGGCTGTCTGTACGCTCGAACTCACAGGCATCACCGGCAGGACGGAGAACGACGATGTTGTCTGCCCAACCCTGCTTGTACTCATCGGTTGTATGAGTAAGGTTGCGTTCCTTCTCGGTCACAATCTCGATAGGAGATACACCCTCGAAGTCAACGAATGCCTTGATGAACTGCTCTTTGCTGATAGGCATTGTCTTGGTAGAGGCAATGTAGTTCAGCTGACGGTAATTGGTAACGAGCTCGCGAACCTCTGCGTTCTTCAAGAATACATTATAGAATGTATTGCGAGTCATCTGCCAGATCAAAGCACCATCGAAACCACCGCGGGTCTCACGATACTTAGCCTCCTTCTCCTTCATGTAGGTAAGGATGGTAGCAGTAGGGTCTGCCCACTTCTTTGCACCACCATTGATGAAGTTATCGCCATACTCGATAGGGTCGATAGCCCTGTGCAATGGGGTAGAGATACCACGGCCAATGCCTGAGTAGTCAATCTTACCGGTAGACATCAACTGAGCGGTCATAAAGTTCATTGTCGCATCAACAGAGTCAATACGGGTCTGAACCTCATCGCACCAGTCTGCCAAGATATCGGCATCATTACCGAACTCCTCGAACTGCTTGATGCGTGCATAGCGCTCAACTGCGGTCTCAACGTAACCAGGAGTGATGAAGTCCGGAATAGAAGCGGTGTACCACTTGTGTCCGTTCTTGTCCATCTGGTTAGAATCACCGAGAGGAGCACGGAGGTCAGCCATTGGAGCTGCCTTCAACTTGCGAGCCTTAACGTTGAATGTAGCCAAGCCATAGTTGTCGGTAGATGTTAGGAACGAAGCGTTATGTCCCTGTGTCTTGTACCAGCCGTAGTTAGTAAAGAAGATTTCCTTTTTGTCAAGGAAACTCTGCAAATATGCCGCATTCTCCTGAGAACCGAAGAACTTGGCAAGTCGCGAATTATTAAAATCAAATTTTGCCATAATCCTGAATCAATCTTTAAGGTTAATAATTAGAGATGGAACCATCCGTTAACGCGACTCTTGTTGAGAGCCTTGATTGCAGGAGGGATTGGAGACATCCTGTCGATATACATAACGGTGTCATCGTTAGCAAGGAATGGGGTAAGCATATAGCGAGCACCATCCTCAAAATCTTCACCTGGGGTGAACAGGAAGTCGTAGTCGCACTGAGCATAACCGTTAGGGTTGGTTACCATAGGCTTCTGTTTCGCGCCGACAGCTGCTGCCTCAACGAGTACCGCATCCTTCGCTACAACACCGAGTGTTGCTGACAAAGTAAGCTTCCATACGTCTGCGCCAGCCTCGGTTGTCTTCTCAACACCCGTAACCGTAACTGCTGTACCTGTGCCATCGAGAGCGTCAGGAGCAACCATGATATTGTCTCCAATGAACGGAATGTGCTTGTAGCCATCGCGTACAATAAGGAGAGTTGTGTCTGTAGCACCGGTATTCTTTGCACACTGGTAAGACTTAAGAATCTTAACAGTCGCGCCTGCGTTGCCATAGATGCCAGGATCATACTCCAGGAAGTCACCGGCGTAAATCTTTGCAGGACCCTTGAAAGGGTTGAGCAACTTACCACCAGTTGTAGGAGTACGGAAAGCATCCTTTGCGGCGCCATTCAACTTGACGAATACATAGCGGATACCGCCGATTTCGCCACGAGCCTGGATGAGGGAACGACCTGGCAAGAAGCCGCTACCATTCATCCTTTCACTGTAATAAGGAGAAACTGTTCCCATAATCAATAAATAAATTTGTTATCCTGAATACTAATTGTTATTCGTCCTTAGGCTTGTGTCGAGATCTGATAGCTGCAACATCATCGAACTCGTGTTCGTCTACGGTTCCGGTTCCTCCGGCTCCGCCACCTCCGCTTCGAGGCTTGGTTTCTGGATTGATACCCGCTTCCTTGAGGTCGGCATTGTAAAGAACCTCTGCCTTACCGACAAGGTCCTTGACATCAACTTCACCATCTGGAATCTCAAGCTTATCCAAAGCTGTCTTAACGAAAAACGAATTCAAAGGAATGTTGGCTTTCTCAAACTTAGCCTTAAGACCTTCCTTAATGGAGTTAACCAACGCCTTCTTTGCGTCAGCTGCTTCCTTTTGCTCTCGCGCCTCGCGCTCCTTCTTGACTTCACCGATGAGCTTCTTTGCCCACTCAGGCATATCCTCTTCGTCAGGAATATCGTTATTTTCAGGATCTTCCTCCTCAGACTCAGATTCCTTTGCCTTTTGGCGTTCCCTCGCCTTCTTCTTATATTCCTTAACTTGCTGAGAAACGTCAGAATGGAGATTGCCGTCCATGCGTTTCAAGCGATTTGTAACCTTGGTTACCAACTTGGCGTTTGCAGCTTCGTCTTCACCAAAATCTTCGAGTACGTCATCAAGTTCTTCATTGATGGTTTTCTCGCTAATTGTCAACTTGGTACTACCGAGTTCCTTGTTGACCAATGCTAAGAGTTCTTCTCTTGTCATGTTGTTTTTTGATTAAAAATGTTATCCTGAAGCGGTTCTTCCACCTCAAAAGTGTATAAATATACGTTTTTATTTTGCAAATATATGAATAAGTATGCAATTATCCAAGAAAAATTTATATTTTTGCAATATTAATTGTATTTTTATGCAGAAAGAAGTACTTTCAGGATTAAATTTGGATAATGGAGAGCCAATTTACACTCAAGAGTATATCCAATCATTAAGAGATACCGACAAGAAGCATCCCGACAAGCTGAAGATTATAGCGCAGCGTGGCGGTCAGGAGGATATGCTCTCAATCGACGCCGATATAAAGATTTGTGGCGGCAGCCGCGGTGGCAGTAAGAGCTTTAGTTCTCTTATGGAAGTTCTGAAAGATATCAAAAATCCAGACTTCCATGCAACCATCCTCCGTAATGAAAAAGATGACTTGCAGTCCTTGGTAACAGACTCTTACAAATTGTTCTCCCAATTTGGAACTTACAATAAGTCACAGAATGATATGACCTGGAACTTCGACAACGGAGGATGGCTCAAATTCTCGTACTACGCAGGAGCCTATCAGGATTTCAAGACACGATTCCAGGGGCGCCAGTATGCCTATGTCTGCATCGATGAGGGTACTCAGTGCCCATATAAGAAGTTCAAGTACCTCTTGACCAACAACCGAAACGCAGCCCACATTCGAAACCGCTTCTGGATTACCTGTAACCCTGACCCAGAATCCTGGGTACGAAAGTTCATCGATTGGTGGGTTACCGACGAAGGATATATAGATCCGGAAAGGAATGGGGTTATTCGTTACTGCTTCATGGATGGTGATACGCCGGACTCAATCTACTGGGGCGATACAAGAGAAGAGGTATACGAGCAGTGCAAGGGCATTATCGATAGCCTTTGGAAGGATAGCTATGAGGAACTTGGTTATACAAAACTCGAAATGTTCATCAAGTCGGCAACATTCATCCGCGCCGACGTATCAGAGAACATCAAGCTTATCTCTACCGATGTTTCATATCTCGCCAACCTTGCCCAGCAGGATGAGGAACAGCGTATGCGAGACCTGGAAGCAAACTGGAACTGGAAAGCTGCTGGAGATGACATGATCAAGATGGAAGACCTTGATGAAATCTACGACAATGCGGAACAACTCGGAGACGGGAAGCGCAGAGCATCTGCCGATATCGCATTCACGGGCGGCGACAACTTCGTGATGTGGCTTTGGGAAGGATGGCACTGCAAGGACTTGGTTGTGATGAGGCTGGACTCTAAGACTCTTGTTTCTGTAGTTGAGGCTAAGCTGAGAGAGTGGGGCGTCGAGGAATGCAACTTCACTTACGATATGCAGGGCATAGGTCAGTACTTCAAAGGATTCTTCAAGGATGCCGTTCCGTTCAACAACCAGGCGGCGCCTATTGCTCAAAACCACCAAGAAGAGGAAGGTATCAAATACCTCTACAAGGACTTGAAATCCCAGTGCGCATGGCTTTTCTATAAGATGATTAAGGATAAACAGATTTCCATCGACTCATCACTGCTTGAAAAAAAGTATTCAGGAAACGGATTCGATAAGGTTCCTCTCAGACAGATTCTTCAAAAGGAGCGAAAGATGCTCCGACGTGACGAGGACGGAGATGATAAGGGATTCAAACTTATGCCTAAAAAGAAGGCCAAGAAGTATGTCGGCCACTCGCCCGACTTCTTTGAGTCTTGGTTCTACGTAATGATATTCAGTTTAACAAAAAAGAAACATAAAAAGGTAAAAGGATTATGGAGAATTTAAATTTTAGAGAAATACTCGTAAAGAAACCATTCTACGAGCTTAAGCCTGACGGATACATGAGCCATGGCACTTTCTCCGACAAGGTTGGTGATAGGAGTATGCAGAACATGCCTTACGACCCTTGCGTATGGAGAGTAAAAACCCAGTCCGACTTCCTTCGTGAGTACTTCCCAAGCGGACATAGAATCTGGGACAAAAACGCTTATCCGGACATTATTAAGGAAAATCCCGAGTGGGACCCGAAAGATCCTACTACAGGAAACCGCTACTACATACAGCCAATCACAAGATGTGCATTTTCCTTTCAGCAGGTTGTCGCAACGAAGCACACCCTACACTTGACAGGAAATGACATTCAGTTTGAGCTTGCCGACAGCACAGATGAGCTTGAAAAGGAAGAAGAATCTCAGAAGAACCTCAATGTCTTCAAGAAGGGATGGCTTATGCACAACATGGAGGTTGCGTTCTTCGAAGCAGTAAGCTCATACATGACTGTTGCAGAAACCGCAGCAGTCGGCTATATCGACAAAGGAAAGTTCGGAGTTAAGGTTCTGTCATTCAAGAACGGAGACTACCTCTACCCGCATTACGATTCAATAACCGGAGAACTCTCTGTATTCGCCCGTAAGTATTACGACTTGGATGAAGACGGAAACGCTCAGATAGAGTGGGTTGAGGTCTGGGATGATACCTATTATTACAGATTCAGGAACGATGTTGGAAATAAGAGCGTAACGAAGAAGGCAGTGAACCTCATTAAGGGATTGTTCGGAATGAACGGATATGCTCTTGTCGATAAGAAAGAACATCACTTCAATTCGATTCCGGTTGCATACATCAGAAATGATGAGGGACCTTGCTGGTCCAATGTTCAGAAGAACATCGAAGATTACGAGGAGGCATTCTCGTATCTTTGCGAGAACAACAAGGCATACGCTTTCCCGGTATTCTACGTAAAGGGTGATGGTGATGAGATTACCATTTCAGGCGACGATATGACAGGAGCAGTCAAGGCTATCGCTATGAACAACAAGAATAACGATGCTGGATTCCTCAATGGAACCGATGCATCAGATGCTTTTGCGACTCAGCTCAACAAGTCGTACGACCTCATCTATGAGCTGTCATTTACTGTAAAACCTCCTGAGCTGAAGTCCGGCGACCTACCAGGTGTAGCCATCAAACTCCTCTATTCTCCTGCATTAGAGGTTGCCATGAATGATTCTCAGAAGTTGCAGCCATTCCTTGACAAACTGGTTGAAATTGCCAAGTTCGGAATCGGACACGAAAATAACGCGACGGCTTCTATTGTTGGCCTCGATATCAACGCTTGGATTGAGCCTTATACGCATCAGAACAAGACTGAGCTTCTTACAAATCTTGCAACTGCCGTTCAGAATGGATTCCTCTCGAAGCAGACTGCATCGGAGCGTTGTCCTGACTTCCCAAAGAATGCCGAGTGGGAGCGCATCTTACGTGAGAAGAAGGAAGAAGACCAGCAAGACCTCCTTATGGATATTCAGCGTGCGGATAATGAGACAGAGAATGCTATCGAGGAAGAGGAGGCTACAGCGCGAATCAATAAATCGCAGGGTGGTAACGACATAAACACCGGCGGTGGCCGCAAGGCAGGGAGGCCGAATCGCAGCGGCAAGAAATGGGACAAAAATCGCAACAATGACGTGGACGACAAGAATAACTGGAAGCACTACGACAAAACCCACTAATAGTCTATGGATGAGTTAAAACGGTCTGTCGATTACAGCAGAAAGCGTTTGCAGGCAATCAGAAACTGCGAGGACCACATTGCAGATATCCTCTGGAAATCGACACAGAAGGTAATTACCGCAAGCAAGCGATACAGAGGTACGGGCAGGCTCACAAACGAGTCAGCCTTGCTCTCTTATGCCAAGAGTATTACCGCTGAGGCAGAGGAGAGCATCAACAGTTACATCTCTGCTTACTCCAAGGCTTCATGCAAGATTCTCGGGATTGACAGCGAGAATATAGAATCGTTTCTCGTCAGCGACATCTACGGAAAGACGACATCCGAAAGGAACGCCGTCTATCTTGGAAACTTTGCTGAAGATATTGTAAGGATGATCAAGGCAGGAACCTTGATGGGATATTCAGACCAGCAGCTCCTGTCTTCCATCCGAACCGGCTACAATGACCCATACCACACATCAGTCATCACCAAGGCGAAGAGAAAGGACATCAACATCGATGTTCCTTCTTACGGAAAAGGCTATTACAGAAATGCCTATCAGAATATCGTAAGAAACGCTTCTCAGGTGATTGCTTTGGCGTGGGGACAGGCAGAGCAGGAATACGGGCAGGAGAGTGGGGCTATCGGGTTCTACGTCAAGAGAGGAAGTAGTTATCCTTGCGACGTTTGTCAAAGCGAAGCCGATGCAGGCATCCATTCTTTCAAAGACCCATATCCACCGTTCCACGTTTCCTGTTGTTGTTACACCGTATTTGCATTCAAGGATAATAAAAAGAAATAAGATTATGATTGAAGAAACAAAAGGATACACGTTATCCGTCGATATTTACAAAAAGGTAAAGGCTCTTAAGATGAAAGACCCTCGCTATTACATCTACGCCAGTCTCCGTGGCTCCGGCATGTCAATCCGTGACAGTTGGGCTATTGCCTTTCAAGGGGAAGGGTTCAACTGGCCCAAAGACACATTAGAGCGAGAAATGAATAAACTTGAATCTCTGGAATCTGTTCAGACAAGAATCGCAGAGGTGCAGGGCAAGAAGATTGAAAACGAGCATAGCGAAGATTTAACCCCGGAACAGCTCGCAAAGGCTACATCAAAGGAACAGATTCTCAAAGACCTCGTTATCGCCCGCTCAAAAATTAAGAATACATCTTCCAAAGAATGGGCTGACTACACAAAGATGATTGGGGACTTTGCTAAGATTAAACAGGACGAGCTTCAAACTGAGGATTCGACCGTACATTTTTACCTCCCAATAAATTATCCAACCGGCAAGAATGACTGCTTGTTGTTTAAGAACGGACTCTGTAAGGGTGGTAAATAGTTAAATTCGTGTTAAAGCAACTTTGATATACCATAAATTCAACAAAACCAAGTACCTTTGCAAACAGATTATGTTCACAGATTCTTTCTGCTGTTCGTAATTCTAAAATTTTTTTGGTTAAAAAGGGGTGATATCTTCTCAGATGCCACCCCTTACTTTTATATAAATGTAGTAGAAGAAAATATACGATATATCACGAATATTTCTCTCCTGTGATAAGCTCAAGGGCTATCCTAAGCCGATCATCAAGAAAAGAGTCGTTAAATGTAGGAAGAAGGCCGTATGGAGGCAGTTTCTTTGTCTCTGCGGCCTCCAAAATGAATTGGAGTGCCTGTACCAGGGAATTGTGGTCCTCGACTATCTCAATCAGTTTATCACTCATCCTTGCCTCCTTCCTTCTTGATCTGTTCTGCCATATCACGGAGAGTGTCAGCGTGCTTGTCGCGATCAATGACCTCCTGGACGGCCTCATCACTTTCCTTGCTGAGTTGTTCGTCACTCTTACCCTTGTCGGCAGCAGCGTTTCTTCTTGCAGCCTCACGAGCAATGTACTCGTCACGGAGCTTCAACTTGCCTGCCGTATATTCTGCATCGCCAGGCAACGATGTATCCGCATACATAAGCTGGGCAAATGCCTCGATGATGTTTCCATCGTTCTTGGAGAACTCGTAATGGTCTCCTACAGCCACAGGAACACATTCATCGAGTGCAGCGTACATGGATGTACCGATAGAGAATTCAATACCCCATGTGCCAGCAATGTCTGCAATCTTGATGAAAGGCAGTGAGCCTCTCTGTAAATGCTTCTTGATCTCAGCAGGGATATCCTTTCTGAGTGAAGCAACTTCTTTCTTCGACAAGCTCTTACTGAACTTCAGTACAGTGAAGTGTCTTGTCTTGATAGTCTTTCCAAATGGTAATGCCATGATAACAATATTTTAAAGTTCAACATTTGATTACTTTGAGTGTTCTAACATATTCACTTCGTCCTGGATATAGAACGCCGCCTTACGCAAGTCCTCGATGCGCTTCTCGGTCTTTGTTTTGTTGCCATCCACCTTATCCTTGCGCAAGAGATACTTGATAGCATTTCCAGTATTAAAGTCAAGATATCTGCAAATATCCAAAGGCTCAACACCGCACAAATCCTTCAGCCACGCATAATGGGATGGGTGAGATACTTGCTCTGCATTTTTGTCTGTAAATTCGTTCGCGAAGACGGAAAACTTAGCTAATTTATCCATATTTACACCAATGGTTTCATTTCTTTTAGGAAATGATATTACACACGATCCATCAACCATATCAACGACTTTAATGGCAAAGGAGTCATATATATTGTTAGGGTCTATAATCTTGATAAATCCAGAACTAGTAATATCTTCCAAATCAGCCTTCCTAATATACAAGACAGACCCAACCTTAATATCTTCAATCTTAATCATAAGCTATTCCTCCTTATCTTTTAGTTCAACGAAATCGCCAATGCCCAAACGGGCCTTGTTGATACAATCACATATCCAACCCATAAGGTATGCCTGGTGTTCATTGTAGGCACCCCTGAACCTCTCAAGGTCACAGGCGTCATTCATTGACGACAGAACATGAAATGCCTCATGACTGACATTTCTCATAGTCATGTCTTTCTTCTTCGGGAAGACGACAAGATTGCCGAAGTAATTTCCTGCTTTACTCATACATTCGTCATAAACCATGCCTCCGTAGTTTCCTTTATTCATAGGCTCATCATTGTGAACAAGAGGCTTCCCCTCCAAGTCGGTAAAGCATTTGTCAATCTCGTCCTCACGTGTGTCGTACATTACCCACAACATCCTTGGGTAAATCCCGCTGTTGTATTCGTAATATCCCTTCTTCTTCATATCTCAACTATTTCTGTTTTGATACAATCTCGATAGCAGACAATAATGTCTTTTCGCTGATACCATTTCCGCTACTAACACCATCTTTCTCTATTCTTTCAAGAGATTTCTCAATAGAGCAAAAATCATCCTGAGAATTACTTATAAAGCCATTAAGTTCATCACTTACACTACTGATACTATCGTTGGCTTTTTCAACAATAGCATCAAGACGATCGAAACGCTTGTCTATATAATCCTTCAACCTTTCTTCGTGCTCTATAATATTAACGCAGCTGACGACTTTTGGATGTGCCCAGTTATCTTCTACGCGCACATAATAATCACCTTTTTCCTCGCTGTGTCTTTTGTCGGACACAACTCTTAGACACACAAAATCGTCTCCATTCATTACAGCGTAAATACCTTCTCCGAATGGATATAGTTCGGCTTTTTCAATATCCGAACTTCTTTCAGCTACTTTGTAAGCAACCTTTCCTAAAACATTAACTCTAATCTCCATATCTAAACTATTTATTGTGTAACCTACCGATATGCCACTTTGAACAAACTTTGCACAGGTAAGGGTGCCAGCCAAGTGCCTTCAACTTCGGATTCTGGTTCAGGAACTCCCAAGCATCATCCTCTGTCTCGTATGCGACCTTGGCCTTCCAGGAATGAACCTTCCTGGTCCAATGCTCGGGGTTGGGCTTAAGCGGAGGAACTTTATTAGGATTGTAATGTCTTCTCATAGGCACTTGAATGAAACGCTGTTCAACGTCTTGTTCCCTACAACCTCCTTTGTGCCGTACATTGTTCTCAGGCACTCCAGGACGTCATCACGAACGGAAGCCATGACCTCCTGCATCGAAGCGGCGGCCGGAACAATACTCCCGTCTGACTTCTTCTTGACAATACGGGAGATAACCTCCTTGACATATTCCTTTTCTATCATATTCATATAAGCATTTAATCGTCTCCTTTGATAAAACTCTCGGGTTCATCATTATCCTCCTCGCCCTTACAAACCTCATTGATGAGGATGTCCTGCTTCAGGTCCGCCTCCGTGACACCAAACATCTGATAGGCATTGCCCTCCTTCGTGCGCTTCTTGAAGAAACCGTACTTGGCCCACATGTCCCTACCAAACTTGTTCATTGACGGAATATCCTTCTCGTCAACGTCATTGATAGCGCAAAACCTGCGCATACACTCATAAAGCATGGTGGAATTGAAGAGATTGGACACTTCGCCCTTTGCTTGGGCGTCACTCCTTATACCGTAAGCGCGTATCCAGGCGTATATGGGCTGAGAGCCAAGAAGGGACAGGAGAAGTTGTTTGGCACTTCCTTCGGCGGCAGGGAAACGGTACTTACGCTTCCTCAACTCCTGCGCACCACGCATGACCCAGTTGAACACTCCACTAAGCTCCCTCCTTATAATCTTACTCGAAAGCTCAGGGTCCTGGCGTTCCTTGGGTACGGTAACGTCAAAGCTGACATACTGTAAACGTCTGATAAAACCAAGCGACGCGTCCTCTGGGAACGGAAGCTCATTGAGGTTAAAGATGAGGTACGGTATGTTGTTGGCCTCAAGAACATTCCTGCCAAGCTCTCGCATGGGGACAGGTTCTCCGCTGACAAGCCTCTTGAACATGCCGGTGTTCTTCCTTCCGAACTTCCGCGGATCAGAGTCCGAAGACCAGTTGAAGATGGCGTTCCTTATCGGATATCTGCCCCTCATTCCTTCATCACCCTCTGCGGTAAGGTCGGCATAGTCCATCTTGCTTATCCTGTCCTTGCCAAAGAGGTTACAAGCCACATCGAAAATAACGCTCTTTCCGTTAGCTCCCGTGCCTATAAGAAGCAGACACAGCTCTATCTTCGACGACTCCTTTCCCTCATACGGGTTATAGGCAGTTCCGCGCTGTATCAAGCCTAAGCCAAGGAACATCTGTAGTATCATCCTCGATGTCCTGTCAGGGAGCACCTCATGGATAAAGTTCATCCACCTGTCACACTTGGCCTTCGGATTGAAGTCGTAAGGATGATAGTACGTCACATGATAGTCAGGAGAAAACGGCATAACGGCAGGGTTCTGCAAGCCTCTGCCGAAATCCACAACACCGTTACTGAAAGCCACGATGTCAAAGGACGGATGAAGAATGTTGTAGCACTCTATGACGTCAATGAAAGACTTGTTCATTACAGTGCTTACGCCAATCATCGGACTTATAGCGAGGTCGAGGAGCAACAGCTGGTAGGTCTGCTCCAAGACAATCCTTGGAACCGACTCGTATATCTTGCCGTTGAAGATGTAATAGCTGCCCTTGTAATACTTTACAGGAGCTTTCTTGGCAAGCTGACGCATAGACCTCACAAACTGAGACTTCAAGATGTTGTAAGTGTCCGAATTCACCCTGCCCCAAGAGGTAGAACGCAATGCGTCAAAACCAAACTCGCTTTGCCTCGTCAGGTCCAGTAGCTGCGTGTGTAAAGTGTCTATAGCTAAACCATTTTCCATCTGTGTATAATAATATTTTAGTTTCTGCGTTATTTTAACATGAAAGAACCCCTGTAAACAAAGGGACTTCGGTGGATTACGCACCACAAGTGGCCCTCACCTATATGCCCTATATAATAATAGGAATAATGCAAAAATAAGAAATAACTACATAATTATGCTAAAATGCATTATTTATGCAGTATATTTATACATTATTAACGTTCAAAAGGTGGAGGATAAATATACATTTTACACTTTCAATAACATGGGTAAGACCATAAAGTAAACAATCTTGACAAGTAGCAAACAAAGGAGTTTGAATAAATATGCAATACGGAAGAAAAGTAAATAAACTTGACAGATTGAGTTAAAAAAAGAAAAAAATTTTTGCGTGAGGTGACTACGCCCCAGGGCTGCGCTCCCATAGGGGGGGTGGGGGTGCTTTGGTAAAATATAATTACATATACATTTGGTTTACTCCATATAAACCAAACCAAATTTTCGCATTTTGTTCCACAAATGTTAATTTCTGTTAATTTACAATTAAGTCTTGTAACTCCTTCATTTACAGCCACTTACCGACTTATAATTATACACCTTTTGTATTTTTATTCATTCCGTGAAACAATGTATATTTAAAAATATTATTACAAACCTATTGATTTCATCTATCTTTACAATGTATATTTATACAAGGCTTTAACCTTTGAAAGATATTTTAACGCAAAAATAATTTATCTTTACATTTATAGTTAATTATTGTATAAAAAGTCTGACAATTTGGCAGTTGTAACGTATTGATATACAGATAGTTAGGTTCTTTAACGTTTCATTTGCATTTTTGTTAATTCCGTTAGCATATTGTGCCACACGCAATTTGTAAGTATCTAATTTTCAGCAAGTTAGAAACGTGTCACCTTGTCACACCCTCATTTTTAAACACTATTTTACAAATACTGACAACATTTGGAATTATTGCAAAGTCTGTAAGTAACTATAAATCAGCCACTTACAAAACGTTAAACGTATTTTATGCAATTTCCCAACTGGCTACGTGGCACGCCGTTTGCTCTTATATGGGTACATGGGCGCGGCGGCGCCCTGCACACGTACGGCACGGCACGTGCTTTGCCGTTTTTTGTTTAATTTAAAGCAGGCGCACCCGCTCTTGTGTGGAAGGTGCAAAACAACATGACAACAAACAATAAGTCAAACGTATCTGCATACGTTGCAGAATGTAAGGAAAACGCTACAATCGTAGCAAGTCTTGAGGTATTGAACGACTATCGCAAATCGTTGCTTTCAGAGTGCACAAACAACGAAGTAGTTGCAGCACGTAAGGCGTTGGAAGAAGCACGCAGCAAGTACAACAAGTTGGCAACCGCTTACGTGTTGGGTGATTCCAGCTACTGCAACCTGCAAACTGAATGCGTGCGTGCAGCCGTTAGCGAGTTTAGCCACACGCACAGCGTGCCACGTTTCTTTCAGTGGTTCAACGACAACGGAAAAGACGAACAAACAAATATCATAGATTCCGTGCAACGTTTGGGCTCAAAACTCGCCTCTTTGCATACTTCCTTTGCGAGTGGTTCGAAGGTTGCACGCAAACAGAAAGCAAACGAAGAAGACTTAACGGAACGTATTGCAGAATTACAAGCACAACTCGCAGCCTTAAGAGGCGAGAAGTAACAAGATATAGCGAAAGCCCTATCTTTACACCCACTATCTTTGCCCACGGTGGACACAATAAAGCCACCGTGGGATATTATACACCAAGTCCAGAGATTTGGCGCGGGTCGTCGTACCCTTATTTTTCCCACACTTTTTGGTAAACCTTGTCGTGGTGTGTGGGCTTAACTTTAGAGAGAGAATTTATTCTCACTCAGGGGACTAATTGCCAAAATTTCAGAGAGCTATCCGGCAAACAAACCTGTAGCGATACAGGAAGGCGGGCGAGAAATCCCGTCGAGGGTAGCGAGAGAGCACAGAGCCGACACGATACCGAATGAGATGAGGCACGTGGACCAGAGCGAGAGCCGTAGCTGTGCAGTTATCGAGAGAGATGACGGACGGAAAAATCATAATTCATATTCTATCGTTTGGCACACGTGGACGAGTTCCTAAAGTGCTGCGCACATTCATTACAGGGCGCGGGTGGTACAAATCTGTAATCGTGAGTAGTTATCGTTTATCTCACGTGAGGTATATCCAAAAGGTCTACGATACGTAAGTAGTTGTACGTATAGCTATATCGCTACACAAGTAGCGGACGTGTGGGAATTATTCTCATGAAAACGTGCGGAGAACGCTGAGGGGTTATCCGCTGGTGTCTTTCGAGATGCCGACAAGTCCTCAGAGGGTGACGAAGCGGCACAATACGGTGTCGTGGGTGACAAGCGTGCACAATGAAAGTGTATCATCCTGGCAATGGCTGCGCATGGAGAGATCCGTGCGTGGCTCCTATTATGAACCATTTAAATATTAGAATTATGAAAAAGATATTCACGCTTTATCAGACAAACAAGGTTAATATTCTTGGTGGTTACATGACATACCACACATTATCAGAGGCTTTTGATGCTCTTAATCCTAAGTGTGGCGTGAACACTATCACCGCCGTTACTATGGTAAACGCGAGGTGGTGGAATGATAAACGCACCTGTTATTTGTGTGAGGTTTTGTCTAAGGGTGTAATTTACAGAGCCTAAAATCTCCCTACGCTTGTAGGGAACAATAACCATAAAATTTTAGAGTTATGAGTACAATGAGAATAAAGTGCCTCTCCATGCGAGAGGTCGAGAGCGTAATTGCAGATGCTCAGGAGATTTTGAGTCATGTTGAATTCGGGTCGCTGAAGAATGGTGTGCTTACATTATTCTGTGTGGCTTGAGCCTAAAAATCCGTAGCCAGTACGATAATTGTCGTGCGTGTGCTACGGAACAATCACTAACAAATTTTAGAATTATGACAGCAAGACAGATTATTTATTCAAGTACGATAATTGTGCTTGGATTTTTTCAGGCGCTTCCTGCGCTGTTGTGTTTGGCAAGTACGAATATTCCTGTAATTCTGCTTGGAATTATTTGGGGCGTTCTGCTTGGTAAGTTCTGGAGCAGTACGATAATTGGCAAGTGGTATTTCCGCGAGCTTTGGCGTGCTACGCTCCGCTTGGAAAATCTCATGTTCCCCGAGGTGTGAGAGAGTTGGCAAGTACGAAAATTCTGCTTGGAAACATTTGGCTAAATTCTGCTTGGAGAAATTCAGGCAGTACGATAATTGACCAAGTTACAGAATTATGAGAAAGACAGAATTAAAGAACGTCAAGCGAGGAGAGTTTTTCCGATTGGCGAATTCAGAGAGCGCTCCCGTGTGGGTGCGTGACGAATACAACAGAAGTAGCCGCAAATACGAGGTTTGCAAATATGATGACGTGTGTCACTGGAGTGAGTTCAACGGCACACGTATTGTTTACGTGGATTTCTGCTTTTGAAATCCTATAGCCTAAATGCTGCCTGTTCCGCGGGCAGTACGATAATAACCAAAATATTAGAAATATGAACTTTAAGACATTTAATTTAATCGACAAGATTAACGCTACAGGGTTGGATAATACTAAGTGGAATATTTATATGCACTTGGATGAAACAGACACGAAGGAATTTTACGGAACAAGAGAGAGCTATATGCTCCATCCTGGATGTTGGATTAGCGTTGTTGAGGAAAAGAACAGTGATTTTCCTTTCCGTGACCTTTGCAAGCCCGATCATGTTGAAGACATTGACGAGCGCCATGTTATCTTATTCTACGAGGTCGATTAGCCAAAAATGTGCTCAGGCATTTCCCTGGGCATACTATGTAAAACCAATTTAATTTAGAATTATGCAAGACAGGAAATCACAGAAGAATTTTGAGCGTGCCCTTATGCACGAGATGGAAAAGATCAAGATTGCAGCACGTCAGTGGTACAGCAACAACACGAAGGGCTACAGGGATTATCGCAGCCGTGAGTCTATCTCAAAGAGTTTCAACGAGATAGTCATTTTGTGCATGAGCTAAAAATGTGCGTGGCGGTTGTCACGCTTTCCTACAAACCAAAAATGTTAGAATTATGAGTAAATGGGTACAATTTTATCACAAGATTAACAAGTTTGACCTTGTGAACATGAGATTTACCGACGAGGTGAGCGTTGTGGAAATGACTGGCACGGATTCTATCTTGCCAGTTGACGGCAGATTTAATCTGTCATCCATACGAGCAGAGATACAGAAATATATCGAGAGCATGAGTAAAATCGAGAGTTTTGACCCTTGTGCGTTTTCCATCCTCACCGGTCCTACGATTCTGTACGCTTCGGAAAGTCCGTTGTACAATCTCTGAGCCAGAAATGGGCAGTACGATAATGTGCTGCCTACTATTAACCAAAACAGAATAAATTATGAACACATTTAACACAAAGGAAGATGGTACGCATTTGTACCGGTTCTATTACGTAGAGCCTATCATTGACATCTACGCTTACGACTTGGAGCAAGCAATGGAGCGTTATCTCGTGTATTGTCAAAAGAATGAGTTGTACGGATTGTACGATTACGAGGCTGACGACGATGATGAAATGCGCCTCTACACAGACCCAACAATGGAGGATCCTGATTGTTATCCTGCGTATATACGCATTGACTACCTATCTGTTAAGGAAATTGAGGCGTGCGTTGATGCCGGAGGTCATCCGTTTTAGGGAGGTTGGAAAAAGATAGCCTAATCAAATGTAGTCCTCCTATAGGGCTACACTTCTATTATTAACCAAATACTTTAGAATTATGACACAAGCAGATGTTAATTTTCTACAGGCACTTGTAGAGTCTCACGAGCAAGTTATTGCAGCAGACTGCAAGAGACGTAAATTAAGCAGAGAAGTTTACAACAGGCGTGTATCTCAGAGCGAGAAGAGAGCGAATAAGATACTTCGTGAGATGATGTGTCGCTAAACAGGGTAGAGCTATTGTTCTACCTACATAATAACCAATTAACGAAAGAATTATGGAATATTTAAAGACACAAGAGTATCATACACGTATTGATGTGTATTTTGATGGAGAAAAGTATGTATTCATCAACGCGTTCCACGGATGTGTGGCGGTTGCGAGAAGAGAAGGACTCGTAGAGTTCACTAATGACGGATACAAGGCTCACGTCAAGTTCAAGGTCGAGAAAACGAGACGCACCATCAGTAAGAGAACTATAGATGGCGCTATCAGTAAGATGTAGAACAAATACATGAGCACTATCGTTGGGTATGAATGGGAGGAGGTTGACAGAGATGACTTGCCTTATGCCGTGAGCGTAAAAGTAGAGGAGCGTTAAGCCAAAAATCCTGCGTGGAGACACGTAGGAGCAATTATTAACTAAATATTCAAAGGATATGGAAAGTATTGAAGCTATGCTGTGGGATTTCATTGTTGACAACAATATCGCCACAGAGGACGAGGTTAGACTTGTCACGGATATTAATGGATTGAGCGAGAACACGATGACAGACATTATTTATGCCAAGACAGGGCTACGCAGTTACGAGCAGTGTACAGAAGAAGGCTACTCCGGCACAGATGAGCTTGACAGCTATTATTGTCTTGACGAAGAAGACAATGAAGATGAGTAGTATTTGCCTAAAAAAGGTGCGCCCATACGTGAGTGTGCCTTCTATTGTTTAACCAATATTTTTGAATTATGGCAAGAAAAGGCAAGACACTGGAGCAGCAGTGTAAATATTACAACTGCGAGGATTTCGTTAGAGATGTAATGTTATATCATTACAACTGCGGAAACAAGAAAGGTATGGTAGAGGACTACAAGGAACTCAACATGGAGGCAAGACAGATTGCCGTTCAGCAGATTTTTGAGTCCGGCTACCCGCCTGTTCTACAGGATATCATTACGCATCTTATGTTCGGTTAGCCAACCAATCCTCACTCCCACGGGTGGGGATTTCTATTAACCAAATATTAGAATTATGATAACGGATTACTACACAGCCGTACACTGGCTAAAAAGTGCGTTCATCCTCTGTAACGAGATTGTAGAGAATGACGAATCAGTGATTGAAAACATCGAGTATCCAGAGTTGACAGAAGAAGAAAGGAACAGAATCGAGATATTCCAGTGGTTCCTCACTAACATGAGCGAAGAGGATAAGGAATGGATGCAGAAGAATTTCCCTGATCTTATCTTCTCTTACTCAGACAAGCTTGGCTTGTGGATTCTTTGCGTAGATCATTTTGGAACGATGTGGAAGGGAGTCCCAACGACTACCAACTGCGAGAATGCGGCAAAGGCTAGCCAGCTGCCGTAGCCAAACCAATCCTCACTCTTACGGGTGGGGATATCTATTAACCAAAAAGATTGAAATATGAAGAAAATTGAGATTACGAGAGCTGGCATGGGCGAAAAGTGCCCAAACCCTAATTTTAAAAAGCTGTTGGCAGTCGGTATGATTACCGCTTGCCAGAGATGTCCCTACTTCGTAAGATACGATGGAGATACTATTTTGTGTGACTATTAAAAAGTAAATTATGGCAAAGGAAGTTTATGCGCTCTATCGCACAGACAAATGGAATACATACGCAAGCCGCGAATTACTTGTTGTAGCAGGTAGCATCAGAAGATGCTGTAAGGTAGCCAAGGACGACGGAGCAACAAAAAAGCAGGTTGAGGGTTTGCGTGGTTATCACCACCAATCCCAGTGTACCAATGGAACCGATCACGAGTACGACATTGAAGCGTACACGCTCAATGAGAGTTTAATCAGCTAAAATCCCCACAATAATGTGGGGAACCATTACGAACCAAAAACAATTAGATTATGGAATCAAGGATTAATGCAGCAAGGAAACTACTTCCACTCTACAACAGTATGGAGGTAAGGAAAGTGAAACTATCCACGCTTTACAGACGCTTATACAGGTTTGGTGACGCATGGAGATGTAGTGGTACGGGTTACGACTACACCGTTTGAGTCTAAATTTCTCTCCTCGCATGGGGAGATGCCATTATTAACCAATTAAACAGATTAGATTATGGAGAATGTATTTCCTTTTGTAGAAAATCCAGCAAGCGAGGATGTTGTAAGATATTCACGTGCCGGAGAACTTAGAGCCAAATTAAATCGAGGCGAAAAGCTAACAGCGGATGAGAAACTTTGGGTAACAAAAAAGGTCATAGACTGTCGCATGTGGTCAGGAGCCGGCATAGCTATTGTTGGATATATCGTAAGTTTCGAAGATGTCTTGAAGAGATTTCTGTATTGCCAATACGGAAACTGGGTGGAGACTTACGCTTGCAACAAGACTTGCTTGAGAAAATCAGTATATGGTAGAATTGACGAGATTGTTGAGTTAGCCTAAAACGGGGAGCTACGGCCCCCCCTACCACGAACCAATAAAATTAGAATTATGAGCTACGAATTTGCAAAGAAGGAAATCGGTGATTACAGAATTACTGTTTATCAGGACGAAGATGCTGAATGCCCTTGTTCTGCATGGGATTTGGCTGGTGTGTACCTTTGGGATTATTCCGGTTGTGGTCGTGTCAGATTAAGCGATGCCTGCAACTGGGAAGAATTGTTCGGAAAATACAACAATGGCAACCACAGCTTGAAGGATGCTCTTCGTGAGCTTGTCTATAAGTATGTTCCACAGAATCGTATTGTGAAATATCTGAAGAGCAACAAGCACAGCTCTGCAAGATTATCGTATAATCGAAGCTCTCGTATATGGGAACTTGATTGTTATGACAGCAGAGCAATGGGTTATACTTCAGATGAATTTACTCCAGACGAAATCAAGAACTACGACATGAGAGCAGAAATGATTGAGCCTATGGATAACGACGACTTAATTGAGCTGCTTAATGATATAGCTTACGAGATAGTGATATACGAGTGGTCTTCTACAGGATACTGCCAGGGTGACTACGTAAAAGGAGTTGCCTACTGTGCGACAAGGAGCGCTTCAAGGAGATGGTAGAAACGAATACCAAAAACTGGAGAAAGCGAGCCTTGGACTTATTCGAGGGAGAGGTCAATGATATCGGCATGTGGATGTGGGGTGACGTAAAAGGATACGTCCTTGAAAAGAAACGTCCGTTCACTAAATTGTACGACGACGGAGATACCTCTGAATCCTATGACTGGGAGCAAGATTGATTCATGCTGGGGAGAGTACTACGAAGATGCTGATGACCTCATCGAAGAGGTTATCAAAGAGCACGGCTTACAGCCGAAAGATGCAGCCTAACCAAGGGGAGCTTGCACGCTCCTCTTACTATTAACCAATAAATTATTAAGAATATGGCATTACAATGGAATTGGAAAGACAAGATGGGTAAACTTACCATCAGACAGAAAGGAAAGAAGTTCAACGTAAACATTTACTCCGGAAATGCTCTTGCTGTATTTGTATATGAATATACAGACGGCGGAAAGGAGATGTACTCGTTGTACGATTTCTTTGCCGATAAGAAACACGTCAGTAAAATTATCAGTAATCGTAAGAAGTTGATAGACGACGATGTTGTCAAGATTGAGTTGAATCTCTGGTACAAATCAGCGAGACAGCTTCTTCCGTATCTCGTCAAGAACGGGTACAAGGTTGAGTGTTTCTACAAAGAGATAAAGTAGCCAAAACGAGGAGTGCGCTCCACTCCTTGCTATTTACCAAATTTTTAGAATTATGAAGAGATATTATGTATCAGTCGTAGAGACTTTAAAAAAAGTGGTGAGTGTTGACGCGGAGAATGAGGAAGATGCACTAAAACAAGTGCAAACAGCCTACGATGATTTAGCTATCATTCTTGATTATGACAATTTCCGTGGAGAAACTATAGAGATTGAAGAATACCAACAATTCTACACCGCTTACGAGAAAGAGTGTGGTGAGACTTTTCAGCACATCGACTAAGCCAAACGGGGAGAGTAATCTCCCTACCAATAACCAAAACATTACGAATATGAAAATAATAACAAAAGGAAACAAGGAATATCAGATACGATTTATTCCTGAATCTGGCTACCCTGCAACAGATACGGAACGAGGTTCTTCTATTGTAGAATTTACATGCACCACGTTCTTAAATAACTATCCTGTCTGCCAGAAAAGTGGCACAAAAAGAGTGTGGTTTGATAAAGATGGAAATGTGTATAAAGGGAAAAAGTCAGATACTATATGGTTTAATTATTACAACGCCTAAAAAGAGAGGGCAGCTCCCTCTCACTATAACCAAAACATTAAGAATTATGAACAACATAAGATTCATTCCTGGCTTTTATGAATGGCATCTCGTTGATGAGAAAGACAATGTGCTTCTCAACATTCCAGATGGCATCATTGACGATTGCGAAACAAAGGCTGATTTGGATTTCGTTATAAGAGATATTCCAAGACAGGCATTGCGAGCAGTCGAAGAAGGAGAAGAACTCTATGGATGTGACGTAATCAAATACGTCAGCGACATAGATGATGACAGTGTGACCAAGCTAATGATAGACACCCTATCAGAATATCTTGGACTTACAGCCTAAAAAGCAGTCGGAAGACTGCACCATAAACCAAAACGAAAGAGTTATGAAATTAAGACTTTATCACGACACAAGAAAGAAGTTCCGCGACAGCGTGGATGCGTGGACTATCTATGTTCCTTATCCTAAGTGGCTTAAGGAAAAGACAAACGGAACAATGGGAACGTTCCTTGGATGCACTCCTACGAAAACAGGAATGATACGATGCACTTGGGAATGCGATGAAAGAAGACGGGGATACCCGTATTTCGGCAAGAAGATTGACCCGAAGACTACCCCAAAAGCATTCCGGAAGATTTTCTATCACCTGGAAAAGCTTTGGAACGAAGCGATTACCAAGAACACAGAAGAGGCGTGGCAGAAATGGAACTTAGCCTAAAAAGGGTGGAGAGAAATCTCCGCTCACATATAAACCAACACAATTAGAATTATGAATGAAGACAAAATCCTAAGTATGTTCTTTGAGCCTGAGCGGTGGCAGTACGCTATCAGCAAAGGCATTGACAAGGACATGAACAAAGCAACCCTGTATCAGCTCACGACACCAGAGGCTCGTCTTATTATGTATGAGAGGATTAAAAGTGGCAATTACAAGATAATGCCGCCACATACAGCCAAAATTCCGAAAGACAACGGAGATTTCCGTACTGTCTATGTGAATGAGCCTGTAGACAGAATCCTTTTGAGCATAGCAAACGACCTCTTGTTCGAGCTGATGCCAGAGATGGTGCATCCACGCTGCACGTCGTATCAGAAAGGTATCGGCTGCGGCCGTGTGGTGCAAGATGTGTCTCGGATAATATACTCAGCAGACGGGAAAATCATCGGATGGAAAGGTGACTTCTCCAAATACTTCGACAGCGTACCTATTCGGTTCATCGACTGGGCATTCGACAAGGTAGAGGAAAAGTACGGAAAGTCTGCGCTGATAGATGTCATTCGTGACTACTATCACACAGACTTATATTTCGATGAGGACAACAACCTCTGCGAGAAGTATCAGTCCCTCAAGCAGGGATGCTCTGTTGCGGCATGGTTGGCTGACGTCATCCTATATCATCTTGACGACAAGCTGTCTAAGCTTAACGGATATTACGTCCGCTATTCAGATGATACGCTGTTTGTCGGTGAAGACTATGAGAAAGCCATGGATATCATGAAGAGCGAGCTGGAGATGATGCAAATGACGCTCAATCCGAAGAAGGTTGAGTATCTTGACGCTAATCATTGGTTCAAGTTCCTCGGATATTCCATCAAGGGTCACAATATCTCTCTGTCGTCTACTCGCATCAAGACCTTCCAAAAAGAGATTGAGAAGAGGACGATAAAGAAGCGTGACACCACGATGACGAAAGCCATCAATGCTGTAAACAGGTATCTCTACAAGGGGTACTGCGATTATTCCTGGGCTACTCAGGTTCTTCCGGTCATTAACGTGAAAGAGGACATCAACAAGCTCAACACCTTCGTCATGGACTGCATCCGTGCGGTCAAGACGGGCAAGAGCAAAGTCGGTGGCCTCGGATATGTGAAGACTCAGGCTGTAGGTTGTATAGACCGAGGCCGTGGTAGAAATGTAAAAGCCAACAGGAACAAGACAGAGAGCGAAATCAAGGGGTATCTATCAATCGGTTGTGCTCAGAACGCCTTGCGGACGAGCAGGGCAGCGTACAACACATTGGTGAATACTCTGTAGATGTAGCACCCAGCGCAAGGGACTGACGGAATGAAGGTAAGATTTGAATATCAGGTTGCGGAGCCGTGGGTCCATCTTTTATAAAGATGGACCCACTATCCGTCCTAACCGGATATTATCAATCTAATATAGCTATGCGCAGTATCTTCTGACCGTCAGACTCTGTAGCCAAGCACACGGACGTGGGAGAAGGACGGACTTATTTATGTCACGCCTCTACAACATCTTCAGTAAGGGCCACTTTCGCCCAAGTTATACTTGAGACCAAAGGGACCTTACTGAAGACACACAAGGCGTGTCTAATCACAATAGTACAGAAATGTGCCAGTCCGTATGACTTCCACAGGTGGCGCACACCACCAATCCCTGATGAATGGCAGAAGTTTACGAAACAGGTTCTCTAACCAGAGTAGTTGATCCTGGACGTCGTCGTATACTACTTACGACGTCCTGGATCATCTATTCTGGCGAATCCTGTGTCAAATCAGAATCATAAAGTATTGTGCCGAGCCATCGGTCAGGGAATTACCCGAGTACGAGGGTTGTCTTCGGTTGGGGAATAAGTTTAAGCGAAGTCTTAATCCATCACGCGTTTCCTGCCAATATCAAGCCGTCAACGCGTATCATCAAGACTCCTTTATCAGAACATTACATCTCCGTACAAAATTCCCATGTCGAAGACAACGTTATTGCCAAACGAGGTACGCAAGGAGGCGGTACGATTTAATACCACGTGATAAAAGCAGATCACTGACACTGGGTTATACCCAGGTAAGTGATCTCCTCTCTCACGGGGTTATATCAAAATCATACAGCTATGGCAACGAGCTTTTAAGTGTACCTACAACAACAAAAAGTGAATTGCATCACGACTTATCAAGAGTATGAGGTTTAATATCCCGTAAGTGGAATGATGCCGTCGATGTCTATCGGTATCGACGGCATCTTTCACTCACTGGACCGAATCGCAAGTATATATTCATGCAACATAATACATGAGATAAGTCATTCGCATTGCAGCGGTGTCCGACAAGGTTTGACAATTCATCCTACATCCCTTCGTCGAGAACTCGCAGAGGTGGAGCTTACGCTCCATGAGGGCGACTTCTTGCGAAGTTATGTAGCTAATCGAATGCTTAAAGTCATGCAGCATATCAAATTGAGTCGGAATAGGTTATTGTGAGCCGAATAGTACGCAAGAAGGAAAGATTTAGACAAACAGTCCGTATCTTCCTGAGTCTTCCAGTTAATTAACTGTACGACTCAGGATTCACTCGACTGTTTACATCGAGCGCATACAGCAACACAACGTATCCTTTGAGCGTACTGCTATTAACCAATATTTTAGAATTATGATATACGAACTAATTATCAACGAGGTAAGGGACGGTGCAAAGTTCACCGTCAACTTTCAGAAGAGAACTTGTAGAGTGAATGGTAAGATTATCGTGAATGATATGCAGTATAATGGCTGGCTTGGCACATATCCTTCTACGGAGGAAGAAATAATGAGCAAGATAGAGCAGCTATATCAGGAATACAAGCATTCTGTGCCGTCAGAGCGTTCTGAATCACATCGACACTACTACTTCAAGGCTTTGCCTGAGAAAGAGCTCTCAGACGAAGATATGATGTACGGAGAGCGACGTGAGGTGGCGAGATGCAGACTGGAGCTGTATGTCCTGTTCTGCATAATTCTTGGACGCCTCACATGGAATCCTTCATGGGGAACGTGGTTCTGGCGTTCTAAAGACGACAATGACCTGATCATTCTCAGAGACTGGATTGAGCCAAACAAGGGTGGGGCGTAAGCCTCATCCACAAGATTTAATTAACATTTTAATAACCATTAACAAAATTAGAATTATGAAACAGATTGTAACAATCACTGGTGAGAACTTGAACATCGTAACTAACAACATAGAAGCTACTGGCAAGAAGACCAAGGCGCAGATGCGAATGGAAGCATTGAAGAGTGCCGGCGTTGATGTAAGTAACTACTACACTCTTGGTGCTGACAAGCTTGTCAGAATCGAGAAAGGCGAGGCTATACCTGTTGATCTTGACGATGTTGCCGTTGATGCTGTTGGCAAGAAGATTGTCGAGGGCGGATACGTGAACAACTGGAAGCTTTTCCGTCGCTGGGTAACCGCTCAGATTTTCGGTATGCTCCGTGACATGAAGTCCGACAAGATGTCTTTCAACGAGCTTTTACAGCGCAAGGGCTACGAGTATCAGTGGCGTATGCTGGAAAACGAGTTTTACGCTCAGGCCAAGATGCAGGAGCACGGTGACACAGAGAACCTTTCGAAGCGAGAGATTTTCTTCAACGAATGCACATTCTCAGGTATGGTGGACGACTATATTGAGAAACTTAAGTCGTACGTTAACGATAATCTTATCTTCCGCAAGGACAAGAACGGATGCAACACAAAAGAGTACAAGCACAGATGCAAGGGTGTTCCTTATGTTCGTCTGAACAACAAGGACATCTTTGTTGCAGACTTGATGAAAAAAGTGTATGTTCCTCTGTACAAAATTGCTCGCGACGGATTTGACACAACGAACAGACGAGAACTCTACAACCTCGTTAAGAAGTTCAACAAGATTCGCAAGCACCTCGCATGGGAAACCAAGCAGTCCGACACGTTCATCAGCGCCTATAAGGGTGCGGGTTCTTACTTCGCAATGCGTAACCTCATTATGTTCAGCGAGGCTCGCTTTACAGGCAAGTCCGAAGCGGCATCTCTCCGCAAGATAGATACCGATGCTGCCAAGTATGGCGCAGATGAAGAGGGATGGAGAATGCTTGGTGTGCTCAAGCAGCTCATCGCAGAATCCAACATCTCTATCGACGGAAAGCTGTGCGTTTGGGCTGAGGAGTCCGCTTTCAGAAAGGCGGTCAACAAGGCCTACAAGGAGTCTAAGTAACTGCACCTAAGGTCTGTCACCTTCGCGCGTCGGTCTGACACTACGATTTACAAGAGCTTCTTGTATCGCCTTCCGAGTCCGGCAGAATCAGCCGGCATCTGAAGGCGAGCATAAAGCTCTCCGGATCACGAAGCTAAAGCAAGACACCACGTCAGAGAATGCGCGAGTTTAAAGCCAAAAGGTCGGCTGTTCTGCAAAGGACAGCCGACTGCTATTTATTAACCATTAAACTTTTAGAATTATGAGCAAGTATTTTGTAGGTATCAGCGAGACAACGAAGGGTTGGGCGGAAGTAGATGCGGACAACGTAGAACAAGCCAAGGCTAAAGCTTATGAGGCATGGAGTAACGGAGAGGCTTCTATGGACGAGAAGAACTCTGAATGTTCTGTTGAGTGTACCTATCTGAAAAGCCTGTAAACGGTTCTCTGTGCCCGACAAGCACAGAAACCACTATTATTAACCAATTAAACTTAAAGATATGAATACAGTTAAAGATGGATATGATGTTATCAAAAGTCTGCGCCCTGCGCCTGTTGATCAGACGAACATCCTGGAAGACAGAATTCTTGACCTGTTGTTCGATGGCAGCAGATACGTACAGGAAAACCACAAGGCCGTTGGTTTTATCTACAGCCTTCCTACTTTGACCTCTGTTTACGACAACTGCCTTACCGTCACTCTTATTCCAAACAACTGTCCAGAAGAGGAGGTTGATGCATGGGCTCTTCAGGTTGTCAACTCTATCAATGTCCAGTGTTTGGATGAGGTGAGGAAGTTTGAATACGTAAGTCTGTTCAATTTCAACTTCGTCGATGGACTCGTATGCACTTACATAGTTACACGAGGTGTCGTCGAGTTCCAGTTTCATTTCACAGACTAAGCCGAAAGCCTCGTCACAAAGTTGAGGAGGCGCATTATTAACCAACAAACAAAAAAAATAGAATTATGAAAGAAATCAACGTAAATCCGAGAAGATACGTAAAAGCTATCATTGAAGGGAATGATATTGTCGAGAAATCAATTCTCGATGTAATCTTTGATAAGCCGTATGTCAGCAACAAATTCCATCTTGGTTTTGTTGAAGATGTACCTACGATGATAGAAATCAACGAAAATTACATGTACATCAGAAAGCTGCATTGTTACGACCCTGTTAAATGGGGAAGGGAGATTGTCAAACGATTGACTGGGTATGCAGAAAACAACATAAATATTGGTCATACAAAGCAGTATCTCGAAGAAACTATGGCAAACCCTTTAATCTACACGCTCTTCCTTGGTAACGATTTTTTAACTGTAAAACTGAACTATAATGTAGAAGTAGATACAGACTAAGCCAAAACCGGGCTGTGAGTTATGCAACTCCAGCCTTCCATTGTCTAACCATTTAAATATTTTGAATTATGACAACAGTAAGAAAAGCAACAAAAATCCTGAAAGCTTCCGATATCATGAAGAAGAAGGGTATCGTCCAGAAGCAGATGGACATGAGTAAGTTCAATGAGGTCGTGGAGGATTTCTTTATGACCAACGAACCAAAGGAAACAATTCTCCTCACTCCGAAAAGATTTATCGAGATGGACAACCCTCCCGAGGGAGATTTCATCGACTATCTCGACGTGAGCGTGTGGGAGAAGAAATGCGATGACCCAGACGATCCGTTTGACTTTATAGACTATCAGTGCATGAAAAAGAACGGAACGCTACGTCCGATACTTATTGTCAACGAGCCGTTCATCGGAAATGCTGCCGGGTGGCTGAGAGATTTTTGTGGGTTCACTGTCAAGAGCAGAACACGAAAGAAGAAGAAGGAATACATCGTGTCTCTGCCGGTTTGACATACTCTCACCCCTGAAGGTAGTGGGTATTCCAGCGCTAAATATCGTAGAGCCAAACAAGGCGTGGAACATCATTGTTTCACGCTCCTATTATTAACCAATTAAACTTAAAGATATGAATGATTTTTTAAAATTAGCTGAGGAATTAGACTGGAGTTATAATGTTGACGATACACCTAACGAAAGAGTTGAGGTTTGCGTCGAGTTAGAGAAGTATTCCCCACAAGACCAGGATTTTATCGCCACTATCTGGTTTGAGAACGAAAATGAACAGGATTTTATAGATAAACTCCGTAATTATTGGGAAGACTACGATCCAGACGAGGAAGCGGTTGCTTGGGTTGGAAATGACGGACATGGCAAAAACGGTGCGCCTTATAGTCTTAGAGATGTTCTTAATGACATGGAAGACTGCAAGAGCATGCTCCGTGAGCTGTATATTGCATTTTACAACAAGGCTTACCCAGACAATAAAATAGGGGAATACGACAAAGGACTTACACTTGATGACAATGAGTACCACATGACCGACGACGAACGGCGTGCGGTCTACGGCATTCTTTCATCAATCGACAATGTTCGTACATTCGCATCCAGTCTTCCGTGTCGTTGTGGCTACGATTACCTTCGTATGGAAATCGAAGAGACGGCAGACCGGTTCAAAGAGCAAGTTCGCAATAAACTTGAACAGAGCTTCCTTAACAGATAAGCCAAACAAACCGTTACATTATGTAGCGGTTTCTACAAACCAAAATATTAAGATTATGAATAGAAAAGAGTTAAAGGAAGAGATTGTCGAGTTACGTTCAACTGTAAAGATTGAGCTCGCAAGCATTGCTTGGGAACTAAACAGCGAACTCGAAGGTTAAATTAGCGTTAAAAACAGCAAAGGTTTGGTTTATACTAAAAAAATATACCTACCTTTGCTGTCAATCTAACCAATATATTTTAGAATTATGAAAGAGATACATTTAAAAACAAGAGACTGGGAGAGGCTTCTCACCTACGAACAGCAGCAGAAGTACAAGTATGCGATAAAACAGGGGTGGTTCTCAGACTATCACGGTTCTTCGTGGCGGCATGATACCTTTTATGGCGCATATATCTGGAAACACCCTAAGTATATCAATGTTGTACGCACATTTTCCGATCTTGTTGGACACAAGCCACTGTGGTCCGATATCACTGACGACAATCTTCGTGACTTGACCGAAAAAATACAGGAACTTTACGCGCCTAACTCTTCAAGAACGATATGCGCTACAATAAAAGCTGTCATAAGGGAGAACGACGAGAAGGGCATACGGAGCAGCAAGTTCGACTCTATACTTAGGGTTAAACGGGTTCCTGTTCAGGCTGTATATCTTGATGATAACGAGATACAGAGCCTTATCGACTATATCCCTCACGGATCTGTTGAGCGGTACGTTAAGCGAATGTTCATACTTGAGTGTTTGTGCGGTGCCCGCCTGAGCGATTGCCACAACATCACGCCCGAGAATATCGATGATACCGGGAAATATATCGTATATGTCGCTCAGAAAACAAAAGCGGAGGTGAGAGTTCCTCTTCACAAGAAGCTACGTCCATTCCTTGTATGCGGAACAGCAGACGAGCCTGTTGGTGGAGTTGTTGACGTTTACTTCAACAAGGTTCTGCGAGAAATATGTAGCAACTGCGGAATCGATGCTCGTGTCAAGGTATTCAAATGCGGTAAATACGAATCTGGACCTAAATTCAAGTTCGTGTCTTCGCACACGGGCAGACGCTCATTTGCTACTAATTTGTCGAAGAAGGGCGTACCGGTCGAGCAGATTGCAATCATGATGGGGCACGCCAACGGAGGTAAGCCAAATATCGAAATGACGCAGCGTTACATTGTGGGAAAGACCAATATCGACACAAGAACCTTGCGCATTTTCGGTATCTATGACGATGATTACAATAGCGTCGGCGATGAATGCTAAACAGAGAGGAGGGTAGAACCTCCCTCTCGCTATTAACTAAAACTTTACAAATATGGATTACGGAGAAGAATACAAAGAGAAGTTGGCCAACCTTGGCAGGTGGCAGCTTTTGAGAGAAGCAAATAAAATGAGAAGAAAACTTTTAGCGTTTTCCGAACTTGGGGATGTTGATAAAGCATTTAAAAACCTCAACGAGAATGAATGGCTGAAGAACGTTATTGACGCAAAGAGCAGACAGATAGGCATTGCGAGAAGTTTAATAATGGACGAGCTCGAAAAGAGGGGTATTGATACAGGAGGTAAGTATCTTACAATGCTTACGGCCCTGAAAATCCTTCTTGGCATCGAGCAGTTCAAAGATAATAACCACAAATAATTTAGAATTATGAAAAAAGAAGAAGCTATAGCTTATAGAGAAAGCCTAAAAAACATGACAAAAGGGGAACTTATCAAGAACTCTATGTCTTTGAGGAGGCGACTCGACAAACTATCGGGCATCTGTGACGTAGAAGACACATACAGAGCTATGATAGAGCAGGGACAGGCAGAGCGCAAGGCAGAGAAACTTGAAAAGGAAGTATCTTGTGTATCTGACCTCATCAAGAACGAACTAATAAAGAGAGGGGTGCGCTTCGAACCTTGGTTTTCGGCCACCCACCTCACAAATTTACTGATAGATAGTATTTACCACAAATAATTTAAGAATTATGTTAGAAGGAGTAGAAAAGGAAACGCTCGAAAAGTGGGCCAAGGAGTGCAATGAGAAGTATCATAAACTTTTCATACAAACTCTTCAAAAGCCTTTGTTGGGCGAGATTGGAACGAACGGACAGATGATCAAAGAGCTGAAAGAACTAAATATGAGCTACTTTGATGAAATGAGTGACTACACAGATGATTTTGTCAGTGACCTTGATGGTGGTTTTATTGAGCTCTTCGAGAAAGCAGAGGAGAATGGAATAAACGTCATACAGGAAGCGAAAGAGTGCCTTTTTACCCTTAAATCCGTAGACGATATGCTTAATGCTAAACATTGGGTCAACGAAGATGGTCATATATGCGACGAAGAAGGCAATAGACTTTCCGAAGACAGAGAGCATCGAGTATTCGAGGTTATCAAGGGAGGCAAGCATGACGATTAGCTAAAACGGAGGGAGCAATCCCTCTGCAATTATTAACCAAGCCCTACGCATCACGGTCAAGCGAATAAGTTATGAAGATTAAGACATCAAAGTACAACGAAGTAAGATTATCTGATGTTGCTCAATACATCAAAGTTCCTGCACAGATAGTAAAGCCATCTACTCCAAATGGAGTATTGATTGGTGATGTTCGCTACGAAGACGGAAAGAAAGAGCGAGTATATTCAGACTACGAAGTGCGTATTAACAACGTTCAGCTACCATTCGCAGTTGGAGAAGATAGCTACTTCAATAGCGAGATTGAAATCAACTAACAGACTCAGCCCTACGCATCACGGATAAGCGGAAATAAATATGAAGAAATTTATTTTGCAATTAGGTAAAGAAAGCGAGGTGTGCAACAATGTGGAAGAAGCTAAGAAGTTTATCTTCAGATTTGGGCATCTAACGAGTGCTGGAGAAAAGCGAATTACAGGTTTATTTAATGGAACTATAGATATGAGCCGAGATTTCGCCTGGATGGTGCCAAAGCATATCCCAGAGCTAAAGAACTACCCAGAGCAGTCTTGTAGAATGTGGGTAAAGCCGATTTCTATATTAGAAGAGAACGGATATTCGCTTGAACAGAGCATAGGTGGGTCCTGGAGATTGATGAGAGATGACGTTCTTATATACGACGATCCTGCTTGCGAAGACCTCAACGAAGACGAGGCTACAGCAGTAGCGTTCTTCACTGGATACTTTAATGAATACGTGAAGTCATACTCCATGGATTACGAAAACTATCACGTTAATATTACCGAGGATAGTGAGTATTACCATATTGATTTCCGCACGGGCTTAGGCGAGGCGCATTACCTCAAGAGTGATTGGACTCTCGAAGAGGCGCTCAAAGATCAAGCCGAGATGTAACATAATATTTGCTTAAAATATTAACAAACTTTACAAATTATGAAGAAGATTTTATTTGCACTTGCTTTCATCATGTCGTGTGGCTTCTGTTTCTCGCAGAATACAGTTGCAGACATAGAGTTTGGGAAGACGTCATACGAAGAAGCAGTGCCGAAGCTGACTTATAGATTTGGTGAACCCGCTTTCGAGGATACGGATAACAGAATCATAATTTTTGCCGGTCTTCGATATTCTGGATTTTGGTTCGATAGGGCATGGTTCTTCTTTGAGAGCACCACATCGCACAATGTATTCAATAAATGCTGGATGATTGCTAATTTTAATAATGCTAAAGAGGCAAAGGACTTTAGGGATAATATTGCATCGAAAGTTGGTGAGAAATACAATGTTGAGACAAAAATAGATCCAGAGACGAAGTTTAAAGACTATTACGTAGGGACATCACCCACAGATTCAACCAAGCCCTATATGAAAATATCGACTCGAAGCGACGGTAATGGCACATATACAACAGGCATTGACTATGGACCATTCGAGTATATAAACGAGAATTTCTAACAACAGATTAAGCCCTCGACATCACGGTTAAGTCAAAATTTATGAAAAAGATATTGTTTATAGCAATGGTACTTCTTGCAGGAGACAAACATGGCGTGTGAGAAATTAGGAGTTCCATGCGACAGACAGCAGAATAACTTTATCATAAGCTACAATAAGTTGACTGCCATCATCACAGGGACAATAGCTTCAATAATGGACGTGGAGGTAAACGAGGCTGTCAGTATATCAGACTAAGACAGCTCACGTATTTCTGCTTCACCTCGCTTGACACAAGTGGTCGAGCGAGGTTTTTTATTGAAAAAAATCTAAAAATGTTAAAATCTTACTTTTCCGAAAAGCCCCGTAAATATACCTAAATACCAAATACGAAACTTATATATACCTAAACCTTGTTAATACAAAAAGTGCCAAATTTGGCGATAAAAAATCTATTGCGTACCTTTGCAGTGCTTATCAGAAATCGCTCGCTGATAAATTGAATATGCTTTATCTTAGTGGCTTTTGCCACTCCATGATATACCCTATCCAATACTCGGAGAGCGACTGAGTAGAGGATAGGGTAAATTCTTTTATCCTATTCCTCGAAGTCAAGGTGGAAGAGACGGCTAAATACACCACGCACACCAAGACTTTAAATGCAAGTGGGACTCATGGCAAAAGTGCAGGGTTTAATCGCAGAAGGCACGAGAAGGGTGGATGCTACAATCCGAAAGCTGCGACGCTGAAGCACGTGTAGTTCGTGTAGAGGTCGAATGAAGGGTCAATATACTGGGTCCATGCCATTCGAGGAATCCCACGCCTACAAGTTTTTTCTTGTGGGTAAGGGGGATTCTCTCAATCAGCTATCTGCAACCTGTTCCATATTCTTTAAATAATGTAAGTATAAATTTAAATAAAATATTATATCATGGATAAAGATAAAGAAAATAATATTATTATACCCACGCGCGAGGAGTTTGAGGACTTCTGCTCACTGAAGCTTGGGTATAATGACAGAGAGTTTACATCAGAATTGTGGAAAACCTGCCAAAAAGTTGGTTGGAGGAAGAAAAACGGTGACCCTCCGAAGAGCTGGCAGATACTGGTTATATGCTATAATGGCATCGTGCTTCCAAAATTCGGTCGCAAACCATACAAACGAGCATCTGTATCAGAAAAAAGCGGAGAAGAGGAGTTCCCGGATAACGGCATGCACTATATCGCCTATACTGATGGCAGCTGTGACAACAAATCATCCAGAAAGGCAGGTGGATCCGCCTATGTCCTGATTAAGGATGAAGAGGTTGTTAGAGTCAAGAATCACGGCCAACTCAACACTACGAACAATCGTATGGAGCTGCTTGCCATAATTTCTGCGGTCAATGCCTGCCCGGACGGCGCCTTTGTTGATGTTTATACTGATAGCAAATATAGCATACTGACCCTGGAGAAGACGTACAAGCCGGACACAAACGGTGACCTATGGGAGCTCTACCAAAAGCATTCTCGCCACGTGTCAGGAGTTCGTCTCCATTTGGTTAAAGGCCATAACGGTGACCATTATAACGAGATGGCAGACGAAATGGCGTACGGAGCGTATTGCGAGATTTGCGACAAATATGGAATAAAGAAAAGTAATAGACACTAATCTTCTATCCTATATTTCTTATGGGTATAGAGGTGTTGTATATATTAAAATGTTGAGATTATGAATGAAATAACTTTAAAGATTAAGTATATTTTTTAAAATTTTAAACATTATGAATGTAAAAAACATTATTTTGGCATCAGTACTCGCAATAGTAGTACTCGCCGCAGGTTCAGTTATCGGTTGTTATTTCCATTACAACAACCAGGAAATCTCACTTCGCCAGCAGTCAGAGGCTCAGCGTGGCAAGATTGAGGGTGTTCACGACAAGATGTGGAAGGTTCTTCAGCAGAAGGCACAGGTTACGGACGAGTACAAGTCCGCATTCGAGTCCATCTATCCGAAACTTATCGAGGGCAGATACTCAAAGGGAGACGGCTCGCTTATGAAGTGGATCAAGGAAAGTAATCCTAACTTCGACGTTTCGCTATACAAGGACCTCATGCAGTCCATAGAGATTCAGCGCTCCGAGTTTCAGACATCACAGGAGAGAATGCTCGATATCATCCGTGAGCACGAGACGCTCGTGAAGACATATCCGGCGAAGTGGTTCGTATCTGACACCAAGCCTATCGAATACAAGGTTATCTCCTCATCCAAGACAAAGATGATCATGCAGCTTGGAGAGGATAACGACGTGGACCTGTTCAAGAAATAACAGCTTATGGAAATATTCATATATCTAATCCCATTCGTGGTTGCTGCTTTCCTGTTGATTTTCTTCAGGAAGCAGACCACCTGGTGGGAATACGCAGTACTCATAGTTCCTTCCATCCTCATAGGTATCCTCATGGAGTTCGTGTTCAAACAGTCAAATGCTGCCGACACGGAGTATCTCGGAAGCTACGTTACAAGAATCCGTCATTACGATGCCTGGAACGAGTACATACACCGCACGTGTACAAGGACCGTTGGAAGCGGAAAGAATCAACGTACGGAAACATACGATTGTTCGTACGTAGACAATCACCCTGAACGTTGGACTTATTTCGATGCCAGAAACAAGGAAGAGTTCTTTATGACCGACAACGAGTTTAATGTAGTCAGAAAGATTCTCGGAACCCAAAGCGTGTTTATTGATATGCACAGGGATTACTACACTAAGGATGGCGATGCTCAGGAATGGGCGTGGGATGGTTCCATTGAAAACTCGTACACATTATCTTCCGAGCACGATTATAAGAATAAAGTGAAAGCCTCACGTTCTATTTTCAAGTTTGAGGATATAGATTATCAGCAGGCGCGAAAGCTTGGACTGTTCGAGTATCCGGATATCGTTCTTTATGACCAAAATCCTGTGCTTGGACTGAAGATTCCGAAGAATCAGGAGAAGGCGATGAGATGGCTGAACGGATACTATGGCGAGCGGAAGCAGTTTAGGGTGTTCGTCCTGTTCTTTACGAACAAGCCGGAGGAAATCGTTGAAAAACAGCGCTCGTACTGGCAGGGCGGAAACAAGAATGAGCTTGTCGTGTGCGTCGGTATTGACAAAAACAAGAATGTCAAGTGGTGCAACGCATTTTCATGGTGTGATAGCCCGGTCGTAGGCGTTAAGAGTAGAGACTGGTTTATGAGCAATCCTGTAAATCTCGAAAAGTACGCCGAGTACATCGGTCCGATTGTAGAAAAGGAATGGCACAGAAAGAACTTCGAGGATTTTGACTATCTCACAATTGAACTTACCGACGGGCAGTACTGGGCCATCATTATTCTCTTGCTGATATTCAATATTGTAATGAGCTCCTGGATTATTTCTAACGATTATAAAAACGATTTGTAACGTATGATGGAAAAATAAAAATCTACATAGGCAGAATTTTCCCTATGTACTTAGAAAAATTATTCAGATATGAATATAAGAGTAAATAATAGGACTAATCGTCTGGAAATAAGAACCAGGAAGAGGATAATAGCCTTCAGCTGTGATATTCTGAAAGGTTCTTATTACCTTGTCCCGACTGCAAGATTTGACATCAGCAGGGCATACGGAGAGAAGAGCTTCTGGTTCTTATTCCTAAGTGCTTTTGTGTTGATTGACATTTTTAAAATTAAATAGATAAAACAAAGAATACAAATGCCTATGTGGTGTAGACGAAAACATAGATGAAGCCTGCGATAAAGTAAAAAAAGTATGGTTCAATCTTAAACAATCAACAAGAACGATTATGAGAACAATGACAAGAAACAAGGCGGCAGAAGCGCTTGGTGTAACTCCGCAGACTATAAGCAACTATGTGAAAGAGGGTATCCTTGGCGGCTTCATCGGCATCAAGAACACCCTGTACGTAAATGCCGACGACGTAGATAAGTATCTCAAGAAATACAGGTTTATCGCTGTCAAGGAGGAGATGATCGACCGCAAGATCTGGGAACTGAAAGACAGGGAGAACGAAATCAACGACAGACTGGCAGACACAAGGAAAGAACTTCTTGGAGCGAAAAGCTACAAAACTCCAAGTGCCATCATACTCGCAAAAGCGCTGTTCCGTGCAGCCATGATACCGCGCCTGTCAACTCGTGAAATGGATATTATTGACATGTACATCGAGGGGGAGAGCCTACAGGAAATCGCAGACGTATTCTCTCTTACAAGCACACGTGTCAACCAGATTCTCGCAAAGGCGCTGCGAAAGTTCACGGAACAGACTGATGAGATAACCTCAAATCTCAGAGAAAGCAGTGAGCTTGAGGCTGAAATCCGCTCGCTAAGGCTCTCTATGGCTGCTCTCAAAAAGGATTACAATGACTACCGGCTCAGTCACGGCGACACGGAGGATGAGAGCCTGTTCTCTCCGCCAGAAATCCTGCTGAAACCCATAGAGGAATGCGGCTTCTCCAGAAGGGTCATCTCTGTACTCAACTGGGATAAAGTCTACGATGTCAACGGCCTTGTGACGAAGTTCTTCTGCCTTGACGACATACTGAAACTCCGCAACATTGGCAGAGGATGCCTATACGAGATTAAGTTCTTCATAGAGAAGCACGGACTGTCGTTCATACGACCGGAAGAGAGTACATCTCAGTACTATCGCCGCCTGAACCTGAGTATCGCCATGAACGACAGCGGGATAAAGTTAGATTAGAATATTGTTGTTATAAGTTAGTTTTTAAGGTTACCAAGATTGTTGGTTGGGAGTATGTCTGGTTTCAGGCATACTCCCTGTTTTGTGTGTCGGGCATGACACTAACCTAACTGGTTCAACTCCAGTCGCAGGTATTTACCGCCAAGCGAAGCAAATGGCAAGTCGTTGTCAGTAATGTCAAGGATGAAGGAAGCCAATAGCGAGACTATCGAGCCTACGAACAGAAACTTGGTATAAGGCTAAATGGGAATGGATAAGACTGCGAAACAAGTTGAAGTCCAAATGGTAAACGTATCCCCCAAGACAGTAAACCAAGAGGTTGTGAAGTCGACAGGTTAGTGCCTTACCCCGAGAGGCCCATCCAGCGTGTCAACACACGTGCGATAAAAAGTTTATGGGTGGGAGTCAGCTGAGTCCATAGTAGGTGTCTCACCAATACCGAAGGGACTAATGTATATATAGTGCAAATCGCTGTAAGCAATGCGTTGATAATTCGGATGTGAGGTATGACGGATATGAAAGAACCGTAATCTTTCAATGTCGGAAGTAACGAGAACGTTTCATCGTAAATTTACAAGCAGAACGAAAAGCAGCAAATGGAATTAGTAAACGAGATTGTAGAAGCAAGAAACTTCAGGGAAGCCTGGATGTCTGTCAGGCGCAATAAAGGTGCTGCCGGCATAGATAAGATGTCGGTAGATGTACTTGACGTGTATATGCCCCAGCATATGGATGAGATAAAGCAGTCCATATGCAGAAAGCAATACAAGCCATCCCCCGTAAGACGTGTATTTATCCCCAAGCCCAATGGAAAACGACGTCCCTTGGGCATCCCTACAGTAGTAGACCGTGTGGTGCAACAAGCGACTGCCCAAGTGCTAAATCGCATCTATGAACCACTGTTTAGTGAGCATAGTTATGGCTTCAGACCGAATCGCAGTTGCCATCAGGCAATTAACCAAGCATTGGACTACTTGAATGCAGGGTATGAGTGGGTAGTGGACTTTGATATAGAAAAGTACTTTGACACGGTCAATCACGACAAGCTAATTTCAATCCTACGTGAACAGGTCAATGATTCTGCCACTCTCCATCTAATTCGCTCGTTCCTAAAGTCGGGTGTAATGGAGGGAGGTCTTGTCAGTGCGACCACAGAGGGAGTTCCCCAAGGAGGTTGCATATCCCCGATTCTGTCCAACATTTACCTTGACAAGCTCGACAAGGAACTCGAAAGTCGAGAGTTACGTTTTGTCCGTTATGCGGACGATTTTGACATATTTGTCAAGAGCGAAAGGTCAGCGGATAGGGTAATGGCATCGGTGAGTCGTTGGCTCGAATCAAAACTAAGGCTCAAAGTAAGTGCAACGAAGACCAAGGTGGTCAGACCCACAAAGAGTGTATTCTTGGGTTTTACATTTTGGAAAAGCATGAGAGGTTGGGAATGCCGACCTACAGATGCTGCCAAGGAGAAGTTGGAGACCAAGGTGAAGCAGATTTTAGTTCGCAAGAGAGCAACTGCACAACCAATGTCTTACATCTTCACAAAATTAAATCAAGTCATAAGAGGATGGGTTAACTATTACCACATAGGTAGTATGGCGACTTATCTCCGAGATGTATTTGGTCCTTGGTTACGCCACAAGGTTAGAGTGGTCATTGTAAAGCAATGGAAGAAATGCAGTACTATCCACAAGAATCTGCTGAAGATAAAGTCAATCATCAAGAGTAGAATAACGGACGATACAATTTATCAAGCTTCAATGACAAGGTTGGGTTGGTACCGACAGTGTGGGCTATCCACTATAAACCTCCTTCTCAGCCCACGAGTATTAGGGTTACCGAGAGTTAACAGGACTGATAAAAGCAAGAGCCGACCTGGCTTGGTCGACCCTTATGCTTTGTATCAGAGTTTGCGTTCTCCTATATGTATGTAGCGCCGTATACGAGACCCGTACGTACGGTGCAATGAGAGGTGCTGGGGGTAACTCCCCACATC